TGGCAGCACAGGTTACTTCTACGAACGCAATCCAAATCCTATCAACAGCTGGTACATCATATATCGCAACGATGGCAACGGTTACGGCAGTCCAGACACTGGATTTTTCTTGTTCTTCAAGCAAGGATCAATGGGATACTCAGATTATCTCCTGGATCTAGCTATAGCCAATCGTGTCATAGATGTGAACGTAAATGGCATCAATCAAACAGATGTGTGGGTGCAAAACATCAACACAGCAGGTTTGGTTACCACAGATTGGACTCAGGTTCCAAGCGTTAACGGATTCAACATCATATACAATAGCATTGACAAGAACATTCGCAATATCTACAGCGTCATAACCAGAGATAACAATGGTGCTGATCAGATCAGCCTACGCTTTGCTGATGGCAATTTTGGTAACGTGCCAATTGGACTACTGCGAGTGTGGTATAGAGTGAGCAATGGACAGCAATATCAGATACGACCAACTGATATGAGCAATCTCAAGTTCAACTTTGCGTATAATGATAACCTGTTCAATCTCTATAGCATAGCATTCAACACCAGCCTGCAGTATACGGTTTCGAATAGCCAAAGTGCTCAGACCAATGCTCAGATAGCACTGGCTGCAGAACAGGTATATTACACGCAGGATCGCATGGTGAACGGCGAAGATTACAACATCTTCCCTCTGCAGAGCAGCCAAGCACTGAAAGTCAAAGCTATAAACCGAGTATACAGCGGACAGAGCAGATACATTGACATCAATGATCCAACCGGTACCTATCAGAACCTAAATGTGTTTGCTACTGATGGCATACTGTATGAAGAAGAAGATACCAATGCACAAGAAGTGCTCATCAATGTGGGCACTCCTAATCGCGTGTATGTGGTAGATAACATACAACCTATGCTAGACGGCGGCTCTGGATTCGCTAGTGCCGCACTTGAGCTCAGAGATTTCTACTACAAGAATTTTGACAGATACACGGCGCCTAATCTGCAATGGATCTCATCGACAGCTTCCATAGGCAGTAGCACTGGTTATTTTGCAATAAGCGGGACCCCGCAGAGGTTGGGTCAGTATGGTGCAGCCGGCAGCGGCGAGCAGTACATCAGCGCAGGTAGCATAGTTAAACTAACCAATGCAGCCAATGTCAGTGCTTGGACTAATGTGGTAAGCATCGTAGGCGATGGTACTGGTATCAACAATACAGGCTTGCTTATCACAGGCAAAGGGGCCGTGACTCTGGGATCGGTTCCACAGAGCAATAGCTATGTTACCAGCGTATGTGCAGCATTTGATACCACATTAACCAACGATGAGATCACAGCTATAGCTGCAGCAATGGATGATAAACAGACCTTTGGTATAGGCTATAATCAACAGCTGCTGACATGGTACGTTATCAGCAACAGCAATCTCAGCCTGGATCCTCAATTCAGCCAGGCATATGCAGGAGATACTAGCAACACCAACAGGGATGCCAGCTGGTTGGTCAGGGTCATTTACAATACAAACAGCTGGATCATACAGACGAGGTCGCAGCGATATGTGTTTGAAAGCGTTGATCAGACCAGATTCTATTTTTCAAATGCAGGCAAGGTGATAAACCAACAAACTGGTAAACCACAATATGACTATGTCAGCGTTCTGGGCGTGAATCCCGCGCCTCTGCCACCGGCACCAGCTCCAGCACTGGGCAAAGATTATCTGTGGCAGATCTATGGCCAGGAAATATATCCTGATGGTTATGCTGATCCTGCAAGCGTTAGAGTCACATTCTGGAGCAGCCAAAATCCACCTCTTCCAGATGATCCAGACGAGTTCGTGACCATAGTAAATCCCGATGCAACTCCACCTTCAAAGTATGTGTTCTGGGTGAGGTATACCAGCAGTGAAGGTTATCAATACTATCAACCCATAGATATAGCAGAATCGCGGATCTATACCACTCGCCTCAGCGTACCAGTTCCGCCAAACGGAAATTGGTTAGAAGGGGAGCTCGCGTTTGTCATCAATGGCAAGCGATTCCTGCAATACACCAACGGTGCTTTGGTCGATGTCACCGCCGATTACAAGGTTAGGATAGGTCGTAACAATCTCAGCTATCTGTGGAAGCACTACGCTACATACGATCAACGTGTTGATCCTGCTATCATGAACATCATAGACACGTTCGTGCTAACTTCTACCTATGATACCAATCTTCGCAATTGGATTGCCGTAAATGGCAGCAGAGATACCATACCTTTGCCACCAACAACCGAAGAGTTGAAAAGCACATTCAGCTACTTTGAACAGTACAAGATGATGACCGATCAGATCATATGGCATCCAGTTACCTACAAGCTGTTGTTTGGTGCACAGGCACTACCAGAATATCAGGTTTTGTTCAAGGTAGTAAAGGTACCAGGGACGGCATACAGTGACAACGAAGTCAAGAGTTTCGTTAAATCTCAGATAGACAATTATTTTGCGCTAACAAATTGGGATTTTGGTCAGAGCTTCTTCTTCACTGAAATGTCTACTTACATACAGATGAATCTGGCCACAATAGTTGCTACCATAGTGATAGTACCAACTAGCGGTACTGCTAAATTCGGTGATCTATTCGAGATTATTGCTAATCCAGATGAGATATTCATCAGCTGTGCTACCGTGGCAAACATAGTGATAGTTGGCAGCTTGACAGAGGCACAGTTGGGGTTGACCAATGGTTGAACATCGTAGGCCCATTAAACTTCTACCAGGCGTCAATCAAACTGATACGCTTACCAAATTCTTCTCGGCAACGGTTGATCATCTGTTTCAACCGGAGAGCGTGGAATTCATTAACGGTTACATAGGGACCAAACCAAGCTACTACGACCCTATGACTGATTTCTATGTGGGAGAACCAACCAAATCTCGCGCAGATTATCAGCTGCCTGAGACCAGCGTTAGCACTAACTTGAACAGCGGTGCTGTTACCAACATCATGTTCTATCATGATTTCGTCAATGCTCTGCAGTTCCAGGGTGCAAACATTGACAATCAAAGCAGGCTGTTTGAACAGGAATACTACAGTTGGTCGCCGCCAATTGATATAGATAAGCTGATCAATTATACCAAATATTATTGGATACCAGCAGGTCCTGATCCAGTTATATTGCTGGCAAACACGGATCTCAATCGCACAGCTATCGGACAGAGACAGTATACCTATCCTGGTCCATATCAGCTGAGCAGCACTGGTGAGATAATCAATGAACCTCTGGTGTTCACCACCGGATTGGTGATACAGACAACCAATGATTCGGATCTAGCACTGAATGGTAATCCATTTCTCATAAACGGTGTTGGTCGTGACATAGAATTGATCGCTACCCCCGAGTATCTAGATCCTAACTGGGATGAACGTGCATGGGACACGCTGGGCTGGGACGGCGACGATCAGCTTTATATCAAGGACTATCTAACCATAGGTCGTAGCAAGCATCCTACTAACCAGTGGAGCAGCAACAACCGTTGGTTCCATATAGATGTCCTGGTTAAATCAAAGACATCTGTATTTGCTTCATTCCAGCAGAGAGCAGCACGTCCTATAATAGAATTTGAATCTGACATGCAGCTGTACAACAACGGTTACATAGGACGTCCAAACGTGACCTATGTGCTATCAGATGTATCTGATGTGTTTACTAGCATAGTAGGTCAAACTTCGTACACTGTGTTCCCTGGCATCTATCTACAAGACGGTGACACCATCTTGGTCACAGGTGATACAAATTCATTGGTTAACAACCGAGTCTATCAAGTAGAAGGTTTAACCACGGTCGGCGTGATAACCTTGACCTTGATTGGAGGTCCTCCTGTGTATGGTGAAACCATACTGTGCCTGTTTGATACCATACCATTATCAGCCACTGGTTCATACATTGGACATGTGCAATATTGGTATGATGGTACTGCGTGGAAGAGGTCGCAGCAGCGAGTGCCGTTCGAGGCACCTAAATTCATGCTGTATGACTACGATGGTAACGCACTAGACGATCCTAGCATCTATCCAAGCAGCACGTTTGCGGGCAACACTGTCTTTACCTACAAGCAGGATGTATATGCTGCAGTTGATACCGAACTTGGATTCTCACCCAAGACTGACCAGTTTGGTAACTATGTGTTTGATAATGCCATCGTCAGTCAGACCTATCAATATGTCAGCGATGCTGCTGATACTCCTATATATGGTTATGCTTACTATAGGAACAACAAGCCGCAGGGATTTGAATTCAATAACGAGTGGTATAGGTCTCCCGAACCAAGCAGGCAGTACATCGTAAACGATTATACCGTAAATGCTACCACAGACTCGTTCGTTATCGATCAGATACCAGCTGCAAATCCTGGATTGTTGCCCAGCATATACGTTACACTGATCTATGATCAGCAATCTGTTTTGCTGAAGCAAGGTGTAGATTACACAGTATCTGATAACATTGTAAAGCTTGCAGTACCTGCTGTTTATGGACAGCGTGTAAACATCAGGAGCTGGAGCAACAGCAGCCCAATACATCGCAATGGGTACTACGAGGTACCACCAAACCTGCGGGCCAACCCCAACAATCTGCAGATTTCATCTGTCACTCAGAGCCAGTTCCTGCAACAGTTTGAAACGATATTGATAAATCAACCTGGATTTGAAGGCGAGCCGCACAATAATAACAACTGGCGCGATACTCCTCAGATACGCGGACTTGGTTTGGCCATATTGCAGAACAGAGCTCCTCTGATCAAACCAATGATACTGTCCAGCAGTAACGTTACTGTGGGTATTAATTCAGTGCAGAGCAAGACAGATCCAATGCTGGCTATGCAATTTGCACAACGTGATTATAATCGCTTCTACAATCGTTTCATAAACGCATTGTTGAACCTGTGGAGAAACGGATACACAGCAGCCGAGAGTCCAGAGACCTGGGTAAACACTGCCTACAAACAGATAAACCTTGGCAAAAATCCAGCCAGTCCTTGGGCTAATAGCGGTCCAGATGGTCCAAAGGGTGGTTATACCTATCTAAAGAGCACTAATCCCACATACGTGCCACCTACTGCTACTCGACTGGGTGTGACCCCAGCATATCAACCTGTGGTATATCTGCAAGGCGTGCATCTTGCCATACAGTGCCACAACGGTGCTAGGATCATCATGGCCTACGACGGTATGCCGTTGGGTACTATCATGTATGGACAGCAATCTACGTCTAATCCTGCACAGCTAACCAATCCGGTTGCAGCTGCGTGGTTGCAGTTCGAACTGGATCTATTCAATAACATGCCCGATGCATATATGGACCCTCAGGCCCAGCTAGCATTTGATATCACTCCTTACACGCCGGGTCGTTGGCGCAACAGTGACTTCACACTGAAAGAGTTCTTGAGCATCAACTATCCCATGTTCGACAAGTGGGTCATAAACAATCAGGTTGATTATCGCGCCAATACGACCTATGATCCAAACGATCAGTTTACCTGGAATTATTCAAACTGCCCCGATCGCAATGGTAGATACGGTCCCGGTTATTGGCAGGGCATCTACCGTTGGTATTATGACACTGATCGTCCGCATCTAGCACCCTGGGAAATGCTGGGATTCAGCCAGCAACCAAGCTGGTGGACAGATGAATATGGTCCAGCTCCGTACACACGCGGTAACACTGCAATGTGGGAAGATTTGGCAGCAGGTTTGATCAGGCAAGGACCGCGTGCAGGCATTTATCTAGCAGGAGTGCGACCAGGACTGCTGAATTGCATACCCGTTGATGAACAGGGAAATCTGCTCCCGCCGCTGGCAGCTGGCACAGTGGCCAGTTTACCTAGCACTGAGCAGGCCAAATCTGACTGGCAATTTGGAGATGGCGCTCCAGTTGAATCAGTTTGGTATTACAGCAACGAATATAACTTCGTGGTGGCAGAATACAGCTATCTAATGAAACCTGCTCAGTTCATAGAATACAACTGGGATACCCTGAGAAACGTTAACGTGTTCTCTGAACAGGAGACCGATCAGTGGATCTACATAGATACCAATAACAGGCGGCCTAACAGCCAGCTGTATGTGCACAGGGAGAATCCTAGTGCAGTCGGTGGTAACATCCAGGTACCAAACGAAAGCACCCTGACCTACTATGGTAGCGGTGGTATACAGCACTGGATCAGTGAATATGTGATCAGCCAGAATCTAAACATCACACAGTATCTAGGCAACATAGTGCGCGGTACCAACGTGCAGCTTGCTCATCAGGTAGGCGGATTCATTGGCAGCAACAGCTACCTCGCTGTTGATAGCTTTGGACAGATTGGCTACAGCACGCAGCTCATACCCACTGAGAATGTCAAGACATATCTCTACCGCAGTGCCAGCATAAGGACCAGTTTCTATAGCGGTGTGATAATCACGCAGGTGCAGAACGGATGGAAGGTGCTGGGCTACGACGGTGTCAATCAGTACTTCTTGATAATACCTAGCAATAAATTTGGGGCCAAGAGCACTCTGGTAGTAGGCAATGACAGGGTTACATGGTATCAAACGCCAGTAAAGGCCGCAGAAGAAGTACAGTACGGCACGATCTTTGCTACCAAACAAGAAGTCTTTGATTTCTTGATTAGCCTGCAACGCTATCAAGAATTCCAAGGATGGATCTTTGACCAATACGACCAGGATGGTAACACCACGCTAGACTGGGTTCAAGCTGGACGAGAATTTCTTTTCTGGAGCCAAGGCAATTGGGCTAACGGTAACTTCATAACTTTGAGTCCGCTAGCTATCACTGCAAAGTACCAGCAAGCATTTGGTAATGTGCAGTTTGTTAACGGCATAATCAGCGGCACCTATCCTGTGATTGACAAGGCTGGCGGACGCATTGATGGTCCAAACCTGGAAGTGCTGCGCTATGATAATACGATAACAATCAATGCGATAGGACCACAGAACATCTACGGCATGCGTTTATTCAGTAGCACATTGGAAAGCGTAATACTGATAGACAACCAAACAGCATTTGGTGATACCATCTATGACCCATTGTACAATATAGCACAGCCTAGATTGAAGCTATACGCATATAGGACCAACGATTGGAATGGTCGTGTCGACGCCCCAGGTTATTTCTTGTATCAAAATGGCACTGACAATCAGTGGAACACCGTGCCTAATTTTGAAAAGACAGCCGATGATTTCCGCAAGTATTACAACATTGAACAACCAAAAAATTATACCAGCATAGATCCTGTGACTGGCAACTTGGTAGTAAGTGGCACCAGCTTGGCAGCCGTAGATGTAACTGCGATTTCAAATCTAGCCAAGCACCAGATCGGATTCCAGCAGAGGTTGTATCTGCAGAATCTTCTGCTAGAAGATTCAACAGAATTCCAGTTCTATCAGGGATTCATAAGACAGAAGGGCACTAGGGGCGCTATCAGCAAGCTATTGCGTAACAACAGCATCATACCAGTGACCAGCGATTTCAGCTATTACGAAGAATATGCGCTAAGAGCATCTAGATTTGGTAGCACTGCTCTGAACATAGGCATTGATTTCATAATACCTCAGAACCAATACATTAACGATCCTCAACAGATCACTGTTTTTGGTAAGCAGACCAGCGACAAGGATCTAGATGGCGTGATAGTGCTCATACCAAATGATCCCAAGATAGTAGTACCTCCAACCAGTTACAGCAGCGAGACCAATCCGCTATTCCCGATCCGCAGCAGCCTTGATCAGGACTATCAAGTAGATTTGCCCACATCGGGATACGTGCTGCAGGGCGAAACCACCTATACCGTATCAAACCTCAGCATGCTTACCAGCCTATGGAGCACGCAGGCTCTCACGTCTAATCCAATGAAAAACGGGGATACTGTATGGCAGTACATAGATGACAAACAGGGATGGACAGTCTGGCAGTTTAATCAAGCACCTGTTAACGTAATCAACACAGCTCCAGCTAATTCTGGCATACCTACCATCATAAATTGTTCAGGCAACGTGGATGTTGGTACCGGCGATATCGTGGTGCTCACGGGTATCAGCAATGTGACTGCACTAGAAGGCACGTTTGTTGTCAGCAATGTAACCGGCAACGGCAATAGCTTTACGGTTCCGGTCAGCAGTTATTCTCTGGGATCGGGCGGGCAGTTCTATTCCTACAAGCGCATTCGATATTCTACCGAAACAGACAGAGATCAATATCCACCCCTGGGCGGTTGGCAGCCCGGCGACGTGGCCTATGTTGACCACACTACTTACGGTCGCGGCGGTTGGACAGTGTACAGCTATATCAACGGCGACTGGATGCCACAGCGTACTCAGCAGCCTAAGGTAGATGCAGCTTTGATGCTGCAGGGCAAACTATATAACAAGATTTCTGGTAGCATCTATGCATACCTTGAATATTATGATCCTGCCAAGGGTTTCATTCCAAGCCTAGCGCAGAAAAATCTTGATCGTAGGAGCATATACGATCCTGCTGCATACAATACCGGAGACCCGCTGCTGTATCCGATCGATTCGGCCAGAGCCTGGGGTCCTGAACACATTGGTGAGACCTGGTGGGATCTCAGCAGCATACGATATTTGGATTATGAGATTGGTGATACTGCATACCGTTGGCAGAACTGGGGTAAGATAGCACAGGGTACTACCGTAGACGTGTACGAATGGGTACAGAGTCCAGTACCACCTGATCAATGGGCTACCTATGTTGCAAACCAAGTGAGTTTCGTACAGTACGGTATCAATTACACACCGTCAGGAACCGTGCTGAACTCCAGCAATCCTGCCTATACTACATTGACCACATACACAGCTGCATACACAGCTCAAACGCTGTATTATTTCTGGGTCAAGAATGCAACTACGCTACCACTGCCTCCTACGAGGAATGTTACCACTCTAGAGATAGCTAATATCATCACCTATCCTACTAGCTACGGTGTAAGATGGTATGCTGCTATAGATGATAGAAACATACTTGTTGCCAATGTTGGGTATGCACTCAGCGGTGAAGAAACCGTGCTTAGCCTGCTGTATACACATCTTGAGAACAACCAAAATGATTACAAGCAGTGGGATCTGGTCAGAGAAAATGATCCAACCAGCATACCAAGTGATTATTTCTGGCTCAAATTAAAGGACAGTTTGACCAGCAAGGATGGACAGGATCAAAACGTTCCAGATCCATATCTCAGTGACATAATGCGTTACGGCACACTGATACGTCCTAGGCAGAGTTGGTTTAAGTACAGATTACTAGCTGCACAGTCATATGTTGATAAGTCTAATCAGCTGCTGCTGACCATACTGCTGTCACCTGACATAAATCGTTCGGATTGGAAGAAGTATTTTGACAGGGCACAACCAGCTCCGGCTGCTGATTACACCGTGGGAACCATCAGCAGTCGAGATAGCTTAGCAGGTAACATACCGTCTGGATCAACCGTGTTGGTGCTCGGCGGTGCTGACAATAACAATCTCTGGAACCTCTACAGCTACGATTACAACAATGGCAATTATCTGTGGACTCGCCTAGCTGTACAGGCATTTAACACTCCGAATTATTGGTACTATGTTGATTGGTATCTGATAGGCAGCGGTGTAACTGCTGCCACCATACCAACTTACACTGTATCTAATCTCCTTGATAGGGAGCAGTACAGCAATCAAGCTAATGTCACTGTCAAAGTTCTCAACCGAGGTGACGGCTATTGGGCTATCTACAAATGGATACTCACCAACAATGTTGGAGCATGGGTGACAGTAGGTTACCAGAATGGTACCATACAGATCAGTGATGGCGTTTATAATGGTAGCATCAATACCATGCTGTTTGGCACTACTCCTTTTGATAGCACTGGGTTTGATATATTCCCGCATGTGGAGTTTGGCAACATCATTGATGGATTGCGCTATGCGATATTCAACAATCCAAATCCGGATGTGCCAGGTGAATCAGTATACCTAAACGAACTGTTCTTCAACATGATAAACTATATCCTGGTGGAGCAGGGATTCGTGGATTGGATATTCAAGACCAGTTTCATAACCCTGGAAGGGTTTAACATACCACTGAGCCACAGCGAGATATACAAGCCTGATTACAGTGATGCGCTGCTGGCCTACGTTAATGAGATAAAGCCGTACCATGTCAAGGTCAGAGAATTCATAACACAGCGCACGCTAGCAGATTTTGACGAAGTCTATGTCACTGACTTTGACAATGTTAATGTCAACATACACGGCAACACTGTCAATGCATGGCAGCAAAACTATCTTACCAATCCAGAGCTCATCCGTACTCTCAAGATGAAACTGGTCTTTGATAGAGTAGCTAGCATATCCATTGGCTGGGAAAGCTATCCATGGGCAGCCAAGGCTTGGGAATTTGAAAACAACACCTATCTACCCGTGAGCTTTGGTGCATTTGACAGGATCGTAGAATTCTATTCTCCTACTGCAAACATGATACGCAAAGACGATCCAAATCTTATCACCAACAGTGATTATCGTGGCATCATAATGGATAGCCTTGGTTTCGATTATTCGCCTGGCTGGCAGAAAGCCCCTTGGGGTGCACCAACAGGCTGGGACGCAGATCAGTCTGCATTTACCAATTACCTCGATGTATTGGTGCAAGGTGGTGTGGTACCAGATTATGATTCATTCTACGGTACTGGATCAAAACGTGCATTTAACCTGCGCCGACTGGTACAAGATCCGGGAATGGTAGTGGTTTGGGCTAACAGCCAACTGCAATACTATGGCGTGGATTGGATAATACCAAATTATGTCACGTCGCTGTTATTGGCATCAGGTGGTGCTGGATATGCGATAGGTGACAAGCTGGTATTGGATCTAGTGCCCAGACTGGCAGCCACTGATATAACTGTTGCAGCTGTGGACGAATATGGTGCGATAACCGCATGGACATTGGATACTAGCGGCGAATATGATCTATTCAAGGGTGATGTTATCCCAGTGTCATATCAACCATATGCCATGGGCAGTGGATACGGTGCAGCATTCCAGCCAGTTTGGGGCGGTCAGACCTTGGTATTCAACGTACCGCCAGACAGCAACTCGTCTCCAAACATATTCATGCTATATGTTGGTACCACCTTCTTGCCCGCACCAACCGGACCAATCGATATCATCAATGACGGTAATCAATTCTTGCAGCCGTATGTCGGCGAAAACCATCCAGAAGAATTATACACTGCGAGATTGCTAGAAAGCACTAGGATGGATGTGTATTCTCAGCCATCGGGTGGGTCGCCTATCATTTATACCAGAGTTTATGATCTAGATGGTAAGGCTGATCACTTTGCCATGGGAATCAAACCAATGGACACTGCAGCAGTGCTGGTACAGATGGATGGTGTGTTGTTGGATTACGGTATCACAGCTGATTACGTGATCAATTGGGCTACTAACCAGATTGTATTCCCAGTGCCACCAACTGGCAAAACTCTGCAGATTTTAACCATATCTGCGGGTGGAACCGGACTGGGTATCAAACAGGTATCTGTTGTTACAGGCGGATACGGTTATCTACCTGGCGATAGCATTGTGTTGGCAGGTGGATTAACAGCCAACGGTGATGCTGCTCAGGTCATAGTAAATGAGGTTATAGCCGTACAGACAAACATTTTGGATGGGGGCCGAGGTTATGAAATAGGCGATGTTCTGATTCTAGAAGACGATTACGCTACCAGTGAAACCTATAAGGTAGAGCTTGCGGTCACTAATATAGAGATAGGAACCGGAGCTATCACAGGATTAAGCATAACACAGGGTGGTATATACCAATACGTGCCACTATCCTACTCTTACACCACCAACGGTGCAGGCGCAGGATCTGTGATTGACATACAGTGGGGTATATTTGCAGCTATCATGGGCAACCAGGGCACCTATAGCCTGCATCCAACATCTCCGATAGCCCAAAACAGCACGACTGGAAACGGAACAGATGCAACATTTGCTGCACTGTACACCAACATGCTATCACAGGACATATTCACCGGCGACGGATCTCAGACTCAATTTGCTATCGGATCGCCACTACCCAATGATGACATCAATTTTGCGATGATAACCCTAGACGGTGTCATGCTGCAGAATGGCATCAATGCTGCAATCACAGCTACAGGCAAGATAATAACAATCGATCCTGCACCACCCAACGATAGCACATTGGTCATATCAGCATTTAGTAATACCAATTTCAGCATAGTCAGAGACCAAATAATTCCTGCTGAAACTGGACAGTATTTCTATGCGCTATATCCACCGCCTAGCAGCACCAAACCGCAGTATTACAGCACAACGCTGTTGATAAATGGATTAGAGTACGCAGGGCCATCTGTGCAAGAATATCGATCAGATGGTATTCAAACTGTGTTTGCTGCAATCTATATGCCTGAAAATCCTGCAGCGTTGTTGGTTTATGTTGGTAGCAATCTTCAAACCTATGGAAACGATTACACCATTGTTGGTCCTAACGTAGTTTTCTATGCAGCTCCTATAGTGAATGCACCTGTTAGTTTGGTAGTAGTTGATACTGCATACGGTTGGTCATTCCAGGTACAGGGCGGGTTGTTGGTGTTTAACAACTCTCCTCCCGGCTGGGACGAGATTGGTTGGAGTGGTTACTTTGGTTGGGAAACCAACCCATACCAGCCTACCACTGGCGATATCATCAAGGTGATAACCTATAACGAAGATCTCAGCTATGACTTTAACGCACAGAGGTTGATAGGACCTTGCTATCCTGTGGTACCTGGCAATAAACCGGGTACTTATGTGCTATCCTTCAAACCATATGATGATAGCACACTGATGGTATGGCAGCAGGTTTATATCCCCGGCCAGCAGATAACGCAGGGTGATCAACTTACTCTGATGTACGATTATCAGCTGATAACAGTTGATGCTATACCTGGTTGGGACATAGTACCCTGGGAGGCATATGGTTGGCAGACAGAATACCGCGGTGATGCTGCATTAGTATTTGCACCTGGCATAGCACACACATTGAACGATGTTATAGACGTACAATACATGTCCAATCTGCCAGAAAAACCAGCTATTGCATGGAGAACGATATCAACTGATATTGAAAAAACCAGCACAGTGCTTAGCGATGCAAATAGAACTAGGTTGCTGTCCGATGTTACCGTATACAGTGATGCTATTGAAGTTGCAGATATAACAGTGTTGGGTATGCCTACAGAATATCAAAGTGGTACGATTTGGATAGGGGACGAGCGTATAGACTATTGGTCGGTGAAAGCCGAGCCAACAGAACTGTATCCAAATCGAGGATTCCTCGAACAACTCCAACGCGGCACGTTTAACACTCCGGTTGCCAATGTGAGCGTCTTGTACGACAGCATCTTCTATGACGGGGATGGTGTTACTACCCTGTTTGCTGCAGGACAAGGCAGCCTGCCTATTGGTGGCAACATAGTGGTTACTGTTGGAACAACTGTGCAGGTTGACACTGAGATCGATGCAACGGTTGGTACCTATACCATAGTCGAAAATCCAAGCCAATCCATGCCTGGCACCTATGTGAGCTTTACTGCGGCGCCGGCTGTAGGTTGGCGCAATGTGAGACTTGCAACTCCTAGAGCTGAAGTGAAGTTTGGTAGCAGCATAAGCCACGTTGTAGGGGAGCCAGTACTTGATGCCAGCGTAAATCTTGCAATACCCGGTGGTTACAGATGGGCAGCTGAGGCAAATGGGCTGCAGTATAGCAAATCAAGCATGGCCAAGTTCTTGCAAGATCACCCCGGAACGAGGAGCTAAATAAATCATGCAAGACGCGCCAAAAAACGAAGATACAGTTAAGACCACGCTGCCGGATGAGGACGGAGCCGTTATGATATACGGCTTTCTCGTGATCAAGGATGCTGCTACTGATGAGATCTTAGTAAGTACGAGGTCTTAACTAGCATGATACAACAGAGCAAAAATTGGATCACAGGGCATGTGTTGATCAAGGATTTGATCACCGGTGAAGTGCTGGTTGACAAGAAGAATGCTATAAATTACGAGAATTTCAGCATTAGCTTAGCACAGACTATCGCTGATCGTCCACAGGGATGGATACAGGAGATGTGCTTCGGTAATGGCGGGGCAACCGTAAGTGAGATAGGAACCATAACCTATCTTCCTCCTAATGTCATAGGTCAAACCGCAACGCTTTATAATCAAACCTATTATAAAGTTGTTAATGATCAAAGCCCACTAGATCTAAATCCGGCACAAAATTATATCAGTACAGCACACGTAGATGGCACCACATTCACTGATGTCATAGTCACATGCACTCTTGACCTAGGTGAACCAGCAGGTCAAGATGCATTTGATACAGCTACCAACATTACTGGTAACTATGTTTTCAATGAATTGGGATTAAAGGCCTTTAGCAGTAATGGACCTAACACTGGTAGATTGCTAACACACGTGATCTTTAGTCCTGTGCAGAAGAGCCTCAATAGGCAGATACAGGTCGTTTATACGATCAGAATCCAGACGGTGTAGGAGTTGCTAAATATGCTACCAATCATAGCAGGTGAACGACATGTCAACTAACATATATCAATTTAATGGGTCTTTGCTGACTACGGTGTCAGATGGCACGTTGAACACATCAGCTGCTCCAATTGCGTTCCCAGGCAAGGGTTATGTAAATTACGGAGCACCTGTGCTGCAAGACATCCTATGGACCATGCAGAACTTTGCAGGTACCTCGGCTCCGACACCGCCATTGCAAGGCATGCTGTGGTATGATACCAATGCACAGACCTTAAAGCTTTATACGGGCAGCGCTTATGCTGTGATGTTCAAGGATAATCAAGATAACGTACCAAATTCAAACGGTGCATGGGACCTAGGTAGCAGCAGCTACAGGTTCGCTGCAGTGTATTCTAATGTAATGGATACATTGACTATAACAACCAGCAATGTGACCGCTACTAGTGCCCATTTTGGCACCGTGACCATGACTGGTACACTAACAGGTGCGCCCAATCTATTCTATAACAACCAAACCAATGTTCCGACCACTAATAATGTGTACAATCTTGGCGCAGCTGGTTTGGCATTTAACACGGTTTATGCTACTACCTTCAATGGTACTGCGACTCAAGCCCTATACGCAGACGTTGCGGAACGCTATGCAGCAGATGCCCTAATGGAAATAGGCGACGTAGTTCGCATAGGTGGATCTGCTGAGATAACCAAGACCACTGCTGATACAGACGTTTATGTATTTGGTGTGATATCGGACAAACCAGCTTTGCAGATGAACAGTGCAGCAGGCGACGACACTACACATCCGTATGTGGCATTACTTGGTAGGACGCCCTGCAAGGTCATAGGTTCTTGTGGCAAGGGCGATCGTTTGGTAAGCAGTTCAACACCGGGTGTGGCCCGCGCAGCAGACGGCGGAGAAGATCCGCATTCAATCATAGGGAGAGCATTGGCGGACAAGCGAACGCCTGACGTTGGTTTGGTCGAGATCGTCATAGGACGTGCCTGAAATGACGTATGCAGTTGGCGGCATAATACAGGCAGCTGACTACAACGGCTTCGTGGGTAACACGGCCGTTAATGTAGCCTACGTGTCTGATGCAGCTGCCCAAAACAAAGTAGCAGCTTTAATAGGTGTCGGATACGGCACTCGAGGTTATGGTCAAACATCCACTCAGTTAGGCGATGTAGTCGTAGGAAATTTGATCACCATCGATGCATGGAATAATCTGCGCAATGCGATGACAACCCTCAACACTCATACTGGCTCAGCATTGACTTTACAGCCTACTGTAGCTGTTGGCGATCTGATAGTACAGCAAGGCACCATACCCACAAATATCAGCACGCTTGATACCAATCGTAATCTAGCTAGCCTCACGCAGATGACGCTGAGCAGTGCCCTAACCAGCACCCGTACAACACCATGGAACGGTACTCTTACGCATGTGTTTACGGTTAACTTTGGCAGCGAAGATGCTGCTAGGTATTACTTTAACAGCGGTGGACAGATACGTTTCTCTGGCTCTAGAGTTGGAGGTAGCGCTACTTCCATTAATACAGCATGGACCAATCTATTGAATCTGGTTGGCACGGTGAAACTGGGTGCTAGCACCACTACCTATACTGGATCTGGTGGTAGCATAACCAATAACGTTGGTTATTTTGGTCTGACCGGCACATACCAAGAAAATTTCATACACTACGGCACAGGACCTTATTATTCTGGTATCTATTACAGCATACAGGTACGACGTGAGAATTATGTCGGAGCCAATGGCGGCAATGGTAGCCTAATACGTGCAACCGTCACGTTCAATGATGCAGGCGGCTATTATTATTATTATGCAGGGCACGTGACAGGTACTCTAACCAGCCAGATAGATCAATACAAGGCTGGTGGTGTGCTAACCATAGCTAATCCAACATACACCACTGTAACCAGCCTCTGATATCTTGACATAACCTTCTAATCGCGCCAAACTTGTGATGTAATATTCACGAGGTGTATACCATGGATGAGAGGTTGCAAAAAGCGCTTGATTTTTCTAACTATCGGATAGCGCTGTTCAATCGCAAAGAAGATCTCAAGATCAAAGTCAACAACATGCTGACCCATGCCTGCAACGGTGGGGTCTTTAAGATAACCCAAGAACTGATAGTGTTCGTCAAGCTGTTGATAGACCAGCAGAGGACCAGGGTTGTTCTCATAGATGAGAATGGCAATCCTGTCGAGATTATAGATATTTCTGGATTCTTTGATGACATATTTGGCAAATACTTTGAGGCTACCAATCTATATCATACAGAATACGCAAAATTACGAAATGCTAGGACTGTGAAAAGCATTTACGAGTTTGTTGATGATTAATTACCCAACTGGGTTCAAGCTAGCTCGCGGATATGTGATATTTGCCCATAACAATTCAAAGATTGATTATGGGTCCATAGCACTTTGCAATGCATTGCTGATCAAGAAACATCTCAAACATAACAACGTGGCACTGATAGCCGATTCTGGAACCATAGGCCATCTAGAAGTTAACTATAGCGATATCATCATGCGTGCTGCATTTGATAGGATCATAGTTGATGAGGTCGATCGCTCTGCGGTTGGTAATCGTAAGTTCCACGACACCAGGTATAGTTCTTTCACTGACAGCTACACCAATGTCAATCGCCCTAATGTATACGAGCTGAGTCCGTTTGAAGAAACGATATTAGTGGATGCTGATTATCTCATGCTAGATAATACCATGGATCTGGTCTGGGATAACATAGAAGATTTCATGTGCAATCGCAAGACCAAAGATCTGGATCATAAACAGAATAATTTTGGTTTTGATAATCGGTTCAATGACATGAGCATACCACTATATTGGGCCACTGCTATCTATTTCAGGAAGACTGAAAAGTGCAAATTGATATTTGAACTCATGAATTTCATCAAAGAAAACTATGAATATTATCAATACCTCTATCAGTTCAGCCACAGTGGGTATTTCCGCAACGATTATGCCCTGAGCATAGCCATACACATGGCAAACAATCTCATGGAATATGGCACTGTTGCTTCGTTGCCTGTAGATCATATACTTTTTAGCATGGAGCACGATGAACTGCATGCTTTCAATTCCGGACGCTGTTTGATAACCAGCGAAAGTGTGCAAGGCGTATTTCAGATGCATAATGTTTCCGATAACGTTCACATGATGAACAAGCAAGCTGTGTTACGCCACAAGGAAGAGATCATATCATATGCAGTCCAATGATATCAACAAGCGGCAGCGTGGTTTTTTCACTTTCGCACAAAATAACGGCGAAACAGATTATGTGCGTCTAGCATATGCACTGGCCATGAGCCTACGTGCTAGCCAAAAGACAGTGCCGTATCTAACTATAGGCATAACACCTGGGACGACCGTGCGCGATGAATGGAAATGGGCATTTGATAACATAATCGAGATACCTTGGGGTGACCATGCAAAGGACAGCAGCTGGAAGCTTGAAAACGAGTGGAAAGCTCTGCACATGAGCCCCTATGAAGAAACCATCAAGCTGGACTGTGATATGCTGTTCTTCAACGATATTGATAGTTGGTGGGATCAGATGTCCTCCAAGGATTTCGTGATATGCAATCGTGTGCTAAACTATCGTGCAGATGGTGTCTCTGCCGATTACTATCGCAAGACGTTTACTGAAAACAATCTACCAGATGTCTATACAGCTTTCATGTACTTCAAGAAAACTCCTGAGGTGTTTGATATTTTTGCCATGGCCAAATACATGTTTTTCAACTGGGAGAAATTCTTTGAAGAACACCTATTGCCTGAGCACAGGCCAAGGATAGTGAGCACCGACGTGGTTTTTGCACTATTGCTGAAGATAATGGACCTTGATCAAACATGGTATAACATAAGATCATTGCCAACGTTTACACACATGAAAAGCGAGATACAAGGCTGGGGTCCTGGTATCTCAGAAGATTGGACCGGTCACATGAGCGTGTTCTTTAATCCAAATCTTGAGTGCAAACTAGGCAATTACCTGCAGCTTTTCCCTCTGCATTATCATGTAAAGGGATTCATAACAGACGAGATTCTTGGATATTATGAGCAACGAACCAGAGACTGAACAGGCATGGGCATGGTACCACGACACCACGCTGGAGATCAGGCATGTGGGGTTCACGGACAAACGCCAAGATGACACAGCGCTGCGCAAGATACCCATGGAGTTTAACACCGCCGTAGATATCCTAGAAGGTAGATCAAAGCTTATAGAATACTACATAGGCGATGATGAGCTAGGACGTCCTAGCATCATATACAAGAAAAGAACTCCAGCTTTCAAGAAATTCTGGCAGCTGATAGATCCCGAGACAGCTGCATTCAACGGCAAGTTTATCCCTTCTGAATCGCAAACCAGTCCAATCGTCATCAGGCAACGCAATGCAGATGGATTTGTTGTAGATGTGATAGGAAGAGCCAAGAACATCGTGTTCTATATAACCATGAAGAATGACCCCAATTATCTGATCAAGAGGATAGAATTATATCCTCATGCTGTCACAGCCGGCTCCACTGACAGCATACCAGTGACAGTTGGATTATCAGATGATTACAGCATATATGTGAGGTATGATGCAGCATAACATGTCAGAATTTGATTTTGTGTTCCTTAGTTTTGACGAACCAAACGCAGAATTATTGTATTCAGAGCTAATAAATCTCATACCGTGGGCCAAACGTGTGCACGGTGTTAAGGGATTTGATGCAGCACACCGTGCCTGTGCAGACATGGCTGACACTGAATATTTCGTGACCGTGGACGGTGATAACAGATTAGATCCCAGTTTCTTAGATCTGACCATCAACATCAATGAAACTCAGCGCGATCATGCCTGGACTTGGGCTGGTAGAAATCATGTTAACGGATTGGTATACGGAAACGGTGGTCTAAAGCTGTGGAGCAAAGCGTTCGTGCGCAACATGAACAGCCATGAGAACAGCGACAGCGATGCAGGCAAGGTAGACTTCTGTTGGAATGCCAAATACCACGACGTGTTTGGAACCTATAGCACCAGCATGATAAATGGCAGCGAATATCAGGCTTTCCGCAGCGGATACAGAGAAGGTGTCAAGATGAGCCTTGAATCTGGACGCAAGGTCAAGCCTGCTGATTTTGCTCGTAGGATATGGATCTATAATCTGCACAAGTTGTTGATATGGACCAGCGTTGGTGCAGATGTGGATAACGGGATTTGGAGCATATACGGTGCTCGCCTTGGTGCATACGAATGTAATCTAACCAACGACGATCATACCATGATCAGAGATTACGATTGGTTTAATGAAAAATGGCAGTCGGTAAAGTCAGTTGACATAGCTGATCATTCTAAGTTTCTGGGAGATAGGCTAAGAAAGCAATTGAACATTGATATATCTGATCTCGACGCTGATCAAAGCAGGTTCTTCAAGAAAGTTTATATCAATCCACCGAGACCTCTGGTGAGCATTGATCAGATACGACACATATCGGCAAGCTGATGTATGATATAATATTTGTCAGCCGAGGTGTTGGAAACACTGCAGCCTATGATGAGTTCAAGCTTGAACATCCTAATGCACTGCGATTGACCAACACAACCACACTGGCTGCAGCTTGTGCTGCAGCAAGACTGCTTTGCTATACCTTGATGTTTTGGTTAGTGACTGATGATGTAGAGCTAGTTGATGCTTTTGATTTTGAATGGAAGCCAGAGGAATGGGATAGGCAATATCCGCATGTGTGGCAGAATAGATATGCAGATGGTTCGGTTGCTTCACCTTACGAGAAAAATGAATTTGCTGGGGTGTTCCTGATACCTACCAAACATGTGCCGTCTGCTGCAGAGGCAGAGACTGGCTGGCTTGACTGTGTGAAAGTGGCTGACCACCAGCCTATTACACTGCGCCAGTTTGACAGGTTCTTCGTTTCCTGGGATGACTGTGCTGAGAAATATCAAGCATTCTGTGATAGATATCCGGGATCTAAATGGATACAAAATACCGCCGACCCAGTATCTGCATGCCTGCTGGCTGCGGCTCAAACAAGCAGTGAGATGTATTGGCTGGTCATGGATACAGTAAATCCACATCGGACCATGGATCTCACTTGGAGACCTGATGTCTGGGATAGGCAATATCCACATGGATGGAAGACCATAACTGACACCGGTGTGCAATCAGCTGGTGCAACAGGTATATATTTGGTACCCGGTGATTATCAACCCAACGGCGATGAATCGCAACAGGGGTATTTTTCATCACTCAAGGTAATGGATGAGTTGCCGTCATCAACTGTGCCCTGTGACATATTTTTCATATCGTATAACGAACCAGACGCTGACACAAACTTTGCATTATTGAAGGATAGGTTTGCTCGCGCACAGAGAGTGCACGGCATTAAAGGCATACACAATGCACACAAACGCTGTGCTGAACTAAGCTCTACTGCCATGTTCTGGACAGTAGATGCTGATACCGTAGCTGATCCAAACTTTAATTTTGATTATCATCCACCTGACTATGATAGGAACTACCTGCACATCTGGCACAGCTATAATCCAGTAAATGGTCTCAGTTACGGATGGGGTGCGATCAAACTATGGCCTACTGATGCGGTTCGGCGGTTCAATCGCAATTGGTTAGATTTCACTACCACGGTTGGCAATATCAAGATGGTACCTGACATAGCTGCGATCACAAATTATAATGTCGATGCCAGATCGTCATGGCGCAGCGGATTCAGAGAAGCTGTGAAGCTGTGCAGCAACATAGTAAACGGCGACTGGTCAGAGAGCCTCGAACGTTTGTTGATCTGGATGACCACAGCTACGACAGTGCCATTTGCAGTTGACAGCATGCATGGTGCTATCAGCGGATTTGATTTCTATCTAGAACACGTCAGCACCAAAGATCAAAAAAGATTGAAACTGATCAATGATTTTGAATGGCTGGACGATAGATTCAATAATCGTGTTGATCAGCAAGACAGGACGATAAACAGATCTGATATCGCCGATCTATTAAGGAACACATCAAATGTATGACATGGTTTTCATCAGTTTTGAAGAACCAAACGCTGAGCAAAATTGGCAGGGTTTAAAGTCTAGGTATCCAAATGCCAAACGCTTGCATGGTGTCAAGGGATTGCATAAAGCTCATATAGTGGCCAGCAACATGGTCACCACTGATCTTTTCTATTGCATAGACGGTGATGCAGTTATATTTGATGATTTTGATTTCAGTTATAGGGTCAATGAACATGAACTGGATCATGTGCATGTGTTTAGAGCTCGCAATCCAATCAATGATCTGGTTTACGGTTATGGTGCTGTCAAGCTTTTACCTGCGGCAGAGGTGCGCAAGCTCATAGACAGAGATTTCAAACCAGACATGACCAGCAGCATCAATCGAAAATACAAGATAGTACATCAGGTCTCTAATATCACTGCATTCAACACTGATCCATATAACACTTGGCGCAGTGCATTCAGGGAATGTGCCAAGCTAGCCAGTGGCGTGATAGACGGCCAAGTAGACAAAGAGACACAGGCACGTTTAGAAGCTTGGTGCACTCGCGGGCAAGATCGAGAACACGGTAAGTGGTGTCTACTAGGCGCACAAGCTGGCAGTAAGTTCGGTACTGACAATCGAGGTACTGCAGAACTGATGAAGATCAATGATTGGCGATGGTTGCAAGAAGAATATGAGCGGAGCATAGCTGCATGACAGAATATTGGCCACGTGATCTAGACACGTTCTATATCAGCTATGATGAACCGAACAGCGAAGAGAATTGGGCCAGAGTGTTGGAGATAATTCCCAATGCCAAACGCATCCATCGCGTCAAAGGATTTGATAGCGCACATAAAGCCTGTGCTTTAGCCAGCAGCACGTCTAGGTTCATGACCATTGACGGTGATAATTGGATAACTGACCAAGCGTTTGATCAGTTGTTGGATGACACTGGCCATGAGGATGTGGTGTTCAGCTTCAAGAGCAAGAATGCAATCAATGGACTTGAATATGGTAACGGGGGTATAAAGTGCTGGGACAGGCTGGTGCTGCTAAACTCTAACACTCACGAAAACGGTGATACCACTGATTTCTGTTGGACCATGCGCTACTATCAGATAGATTTCCTGGGCAGCGTTAGTGTTAACAACGCGACACCATTCCAAGCTTGGCGCGCAGGTTTCCGCGAGGGTGTCAAGATGAGCTACCTAGATGGTAAACCCATGTCAGATCCAATAGCGGAACGATCATTGATATACCAGGGTAACCGCAGCAAATTAAACGTTTGGATGACCATAGGACGCGATATCACGCATGGCACATGGGCGATGCTAGGTGCTAGGCAAGGTTTCCATCAGCTATACACTGGTGAGATAGAAAACAGCGTGATCAACGATTATTCGTGGTTTGACAAGCAGTGGAAGAAGATGCAGTTTGTGAACGTTGATCAGATGCTGCTACAATATGCAAGAAGGCTTCGCGAGGATTTTGATATGATCATACCAGAGCTAGACCAGCTATCCAGCATTTGGTTCAAATCAAACTACATGCATCCTCCGAGGAAAGGACCAATGCTTTGATGAATTCAGAATTATCTGCACTGCTGAAGCAGCATCTGCATAACCTACAGCGAGCTTCTGCGATTGTAGATGACCCTGATCAATTCGTAGACCGCTACATGGCATTGATAGACCATCCAAACTCAGAACACGTAGCATGGATTGATGCATTCAGCAACGGTCAGCTCAACAGCAAGCTGTGGTTGATAGATCAGCTGGGTCGTTTTGATCTAAACCTAGGCAAAGTTTGGATAATGTGTGGGTGGATAGGCACGCTAGCGTATCTCATGCTGCGCAGACAGAATGATCTTAGATTTGATAGCCTACGCAGTTTTGACATAGACCCAGGCTGTGCAGAACTAGCAGATACCATGAATCGACCAGATGTCACAGAGGGTTGGAGATTCAAAGCCAGCACGCTGGATGTTAACCAGTTAGAATATCATGATTTTTGGTGGACTACCAAGAAATACAAAGGCGAAGATGAGCTCATCTGCGACAGTGCTGATACCATAATAAACACCAGCTGTGAACACCTAGATGATTTTGATGCTTGGTACAGCAAGATCCCAGCGGGAAAGTTTGTGGTCATGCAGTGCAGTAATCATGACGATCACGTTGGACATGTAAACAGCATGAACAGCATGTTTGAGCTAAACGCCCGTGCTAGATGCAGCCGAGTATACTACAAAGGCGTGCTAGATTGTGGTGTCTACGAGAGATACATGTTGATAGGAAAACGCTGATGTTATATATCACAGATAAAGAACTGCTGTTACGCTTGTCTACTAAACCGCAGCTATTATCATTCATTCTAAAGCTAACACCAGATGAGCAGAAAGCTTTTGCAGAGATCTCAAAATGGTCAGAGGGATTGGTATCTCTCATAACCAATCATCCAGAGATAATCACAGAACTGTCTAGATTTACTGACACAGAGCTAGCTTGTCTTTCACAGCTTACTAATTGTTCGGATGCGCTATTGAATCATTTTGTTCGCAGTGATATCATGCATGCATTCATGGCCAAACTCACTGATGATGAATTATCCTGCTTCAAAGATTTAGCAGCATGGACTCCGGCTATGACCGCTCTGGCAGTATCGGTTGATCTGTTTGGTGCACTAGCAAAGATGACCAGCAACGATCGTGTTTCTTTTATTGGCTGCATAGGATGGACAGCTGCGCTTAGATCACTGTGTGCCGAGTTTAATGCTATTGATCTTCTAGCCAAGTTGACCGACAATGAATTAACGCAGTTAAGATCTGTGATGTCATGGACACCGGCCATGCTATCTCTGGTTAGCTCAACTGGTGCTATAGGTATGCTAGCCAAGTTCACTCCGGCTGAACTGCAGGAATTCAAGCGAGTGACCGAGTGGACACCGGCCATGCTATCTCTGGTTAGCTCAACTGGTGCTATAGGTATGCTGGCTAAGCTCACTCCGGCTGAACTGCAGGAATTCAAGCGAGTGACCGAGTGGACACCTGCGCTGCTGACCCTAACAGCTGATGCTAAATTCCTGAATATGTTAGCCAAACTTACCAGTGGAGAATTATCTGATCTTGCTATGGTGTTTGATTGGACACCGAGCATGCTGTCGATCGCAGCTAGGCATGATATATCGTCATTGTTGCATCGCTGCGACGACGACCAATTGAATCTACTGAAAGCTGTGCTGAAATTTAGCGATGCCTTGATAGCATTGCTGGCCAATCAATCTATGTTACAGACTCTTAATAAGTTTACTGAGCAGGAAACAGCGCAATTTAATAGCATGCTGTCTTGGCTAGGTGATGCAATACATGGTAAGATGCCTCATCTCAAAACACTGTTAATAGATCATAGATTGATCGATAATGTCTTGGCTAAACTGTCACTAAATGATATGACTCATTTTAATGCTATCATGTCATGGTCAAAACCAATGCTGGTTCTCATGGCCAAAGACACAACCATACTTTCATTCTTGCTCACTCTTCGACCAACTGAGCTACAATCAATCTCACAGCTGATGTCATGGTCGCCTACGCTACTAGCTCGCTTGCGCGATGATCCTGAACACATGAATGTTTTTCATCGATTCTGGGACATTGTTACTGATCGAGAACACTTCATTAAGACCTATTTCAATCTTGTAGATTCGGCAGTTGGTACCAGCGTAAACGTATTTGATGCGTTTAGTCGAGGACAGCTTTCTAGCAAACTATGGTTGATAAACAAGTTAGCATCTCTGGAACTCAAGCTAGGTCGTACTTGGACACTGTGTGGTTGGATAGGTACGCTTGGTTGGTTACTGCTGAGAGAACAAAGTAATCTAGGCATAGATTGCGTTCGTAGCTTTGATGTAGATCCTGCTTGTGCTAATCTAGCTGATAGTTTAAACCGTGCAAGCGTGAAAGATGGTTGGGCTTTCAAAGCATCTACTCTGGATGTTAATAGCATGCAATATGATAATTTTGATTATGTTACGTTGAAATACGATGGGACGGAACAGAATGTCTGGGAATCTGCTGACACGATAATCAATACCAGTTGTGATCACATGGGCTCAGACGATACCTGGTGGAATAACATATCGCAGGGTAAACTGGTGATATTACAGAACAACGATTGGTATGAGAATGATCAGCACAACAACAGCATGCCAGATATAGGTGCCTTTAAGTTGAAGTATCCCATGTCCGAATTGCTGTATGAAGGTGAACTTGACCTTACACTTTACACGAGATTCATGTTGATAGGAAGAAAATGACCAAGGATTTAAGTTCGCTAACGGCCAGACAGTTGCAGAAAGAAGCAGCCAGAGTTTTGAGTGCAGGCGAAGGATTTGGTAATCATGATCTGGTTCGATTTAATAAGGCAGCATATCACGACAGCCATGCTTGGTATCGAACAGTCATAACTTGGTATATTGAACAGTACGGTGACCTTCCTAGCCGTGTGGGTCCTGGCACTGAAGTTGTGCTACTGATGGATGATCAATGATGATATATGATTACGCAGACATAAACACCATACACTTGGAAATAACTGCCAAGTGCAACGCCAGCTGCCCACAATGCGGACGCAATAAGTTTGGCGGACCAGATAACGAGTTCTTGCCGCAGACAGAACTAAGCCTTGAGGACATACAGCGCATCATGCCAGAACAGTTCGTGAAGCAGCTCAAGAAGCTGTACATGTGCGGCAACTATGGTGATCCTATCGCAGCTAACGATACTCTAGAAGTCTATGAATGGCTGCGTGAGATCAATCCAGATATCAAGCTGGGCATGCACACTAATGCAAGTGCTCGCACTCCTGCATGGTGGGCCAAGCTGGGCAAGATACTCAGCAAGAAAGGTGACTATGCCAAGTTTGGATTGGATGGCCTGGCTGATACCAACCACATCTATCGCCGTGGTACCAACTGGGACAAGATTGTTGAGAACATACAGGCATTCATAGATGCGGGCGGTATCGCACAGTGGGAATTCATAGTGTTCAAACACAATGAGCATCAGGTTGAGGAAGCCAGAGCTCTGAGCGAGAAGATGGGATTCCGTCAGTTTCGCACAAAGAAGACTGGGAGGTTCTTCAGCAATACCAAGCTTGAAGGCAAGGACAGACAAGAAGTCTGGAGTCGCAATGGCATGGTTGAGTATTATTTAGAAAAGCCAGAAAATCCGGAATATCACAATGACAGCTTGGTGAAAGAACAGGCGCTGGTTGAACAGTTTGGCAGCATGCAACACTATGTTGACCAGACCTGCGTGAAATGCAAGGTAGCCGAAGACAAGAGCCTCTATATCAGTGCAGAAGGGCTGGCTTTCCCCTGCTGCTGGACTGCTAATCAGCTGTATGTATGGTATTGGCCGCACAAGAAGAGCGAGATGTGGACACTGATAGATCACGATATCAACAACGTCAATGCGCTTGTAAACCCACTGGAATCAATTATAAACGGGTTATATTTCAAGAAGATAGCTGACAGTTGGTCCAAACCCAGCATCACTGATGGCAAACTGCGTGTATGTGCCAAAACCTGCGGATCTGGATTCGATCAGTTTGCCAGCCAATTCAACAATGCAGTAAATACCATATGACTCAAGAATTACCCAGCAAGACATTCTGCGCCCTACCCTGGGTGCATCTCAGCAGCAGACCAGACGGTGCCATGCGTGTTTGCTGCACAGCCAATGCCAGCAGCGTACAAGACCCTGACAGCACCAAGAAACTAGCCGGCGGACAGATTGGTGTGCTGCGCACTGACGACGGCACACCGGCTAACCTTAACAACAGCACGCTGATGGATGCATGGAACAATGATTACATGCGCAACGTGCGCAAGATGATGTTGCGCGGCGAAAAGCCACCGAGCTGTGTCAAGTGCTACAAAGAAGAAGCAGCCGGAGTGCAGAGCAAGCGCAACTGGGAAACAGCATACTGGGTTGGACAGCTGGGGCTAGATGATATCATAGGTGATACCACCGAAGATGGCGCTGTCAGTCCGCGCATACGCTATCTCGATCTAAGATTGGGCAGCAAGTGCCAGTTGGCCTGCGTGATGTGCAGCCCGCATGACAGCAGCGGTTGGATCAAGGAGTGGACAGAGCTGCATCCTCAGATAACCAATGACAGGCTTCGCGAGAGTTGGAACTGGGCAGACAAGGGCAAGCAGCACGGTGCCAGCTACAACTGGCACATGGAAAATCCTAGGTTCTGGGAACAGCTATACGATCAGATACCGCACATGAAGCAGCTGTACTTTGCTGGTGGTGAAAGCACCATCATCGAAGAACATTACACCCTGCTTGAAGAAGTCATACGCAGAGGATATGCCAAGAACATCGAGCTGCGCTACAACAGCAATGCAGTTGAACTTCCGCAGCGCTTGTTCGATATCTGGGCTCAGTTCAGAGAAGTTAAGTTCCACTTCAGCATAGACAGCTTTGGTGAAAAGAATGATTACATCCGCTATCCTAGCCAATGGGCGCAGTTGGTAGAAAACATGCATCGCTTGGACAACACACCAGATCACGTGACGGTTACCACCGCAGTAACGGTGATGGCATTGAACATCTACTACATACCAGACATGATCAAGTGGAAGCTCACGCAGGGATTCAAGAAGTTCAACACATGGCCTGCTGGTGCTGGGATGATCAACTGGCATCTGGCCTACTGGCCACCGCAGCTTAACGTCAAGGTGCTGCCCAAGTGGGCCAAACAGATGGTGCGAGCCAAGTTTGAAGAATTCTTCCTGTGGTTGGAGGATAACTGGCAGCTGTGCACTGGAGTAGGCGAAGATATGGACAAGAAGCAGATCATAAATGCTGGTTACGGCATCAAACGTCTGCGCGGACTACTGGATTTCATGGATCAAGAAGACTGGAGCGAACGTTTACCTGAACTCAAGGAATGGGTAATGCTGTTAGATAAACATCGTAACTTAGATTTCAAATCAGTGTTTCCTGAGATGAGTGCGCTGTTAGATTAGGAGATATACTGATGCATTTTGGAATGCCTGGCACAATAAATAGTAGTGTGAGTTCGCAAGGGATCACGGTAATGGCAGCTTCTCCTAAGAAGATAATTGATAAAGCGGACGATACTGCGTGGGAAGAGATATTTGAAAGCTTAATAATAGAGAACGAGCCGCCCACTCGTTACATAAAGAATGTTATCATACAGACCAAAGACGGCAGCGTGATCAAGGTCAGCGGCAAGCATTTTGCTGAGATAATAGAACAAGAAAGAGAACTTGATCCTGAGCAAAGTGAAATACGCAGCTGCAGGATGAGCATCAATTTTCCTAGATTAAGAGCCGACGTTGATGCATGGGCAGCTGGATTATTTGATAATCTAAACACCGCAGATCAGTTCAAGATGATAGCCAAACAGGGCAAGAAAAAACGAAAATCACCTAGATCTAAGAAATCTCAGTGAACGTATATTGATTAGGTTGGCGTGTTAGGCAACAATATTGCATGACAGCAAGACTTGTAGCCATATCAAAACCTACTATTGAAGAATGCAGTTCAGCTGAAGAGCTGGTGGCATACTGTGCTAGGGTATCAAACCCTGCCAACCAAAACAATCACGGTACCAGCGCCAAGCTGATACGATACCTCATCAACAACGCACATTGGTCTCCTCTAGAGATGGTCCACATGACCATGGAGATCAACACCACCAGAGACATAGCGCGGCAGATACTGCGCCATCGCAGCTTCAGCTTTCAAGAGTTTAGCCAGCGCTATGCTGATCCAACACAAGCTCTGGGATTCGTTACCAGAGAGGCACGCTTACAGGATGCCAAGAACCGTCAGAACAGCATCGAGATCAATGATGCTGAACTACAACAGCTGTGGACTGGCATGCAGGCTATGGCCATAGAAGATGCCAAGCGCCAATATGCTAAGGCAATTAATATGGGCATTGCCAAGGAACAGGCCCGCGCACTGCTGCCAGAAGGTCTCACTGAAAGCAGGATCTACATGGCAGGCAGCCTTCGCAGCTGGGTACACTATTGTGACCTACGCCGTGCCAACGGTACCCAGAAAGAGCATCGCGAGATAGCAGATGCTTGTTGGGCAATTATACAAGAACAATTCCCTATGCTAGGAGACACAGATGACGCCTAACAAGAAGATACTGATCATGGGCCTGCCCGGTAGCGGCAAGACCATGTTGGCCAGGGCACTTAAGACCAAGCTCAAGGCAGTGCATTGGAACGCAGATGATGTGCGTGCACAGATCAACAAGGACCTTGGATTTAGCGAGGCTGATAGGATAGAGCAAGCACGCCGCATGGGTTGGCTCAGCGACAAAGCAGTGGAAGCAGGGCACTGGGCCATAGCAGATTTCGTGTGCCCAATACCAGATACCCGTGCTGCGTTTGGACCAGCTACTGTGATCTGGGTTGACACCATCAAGGAAGGACGTTTCGCAGACACCAACAAGATGTTTGTGCCACCTGAACCGGGGCAATATGCCTATCGCGTTGACACGCAAGACTGCGAGTTTTGGGCCAAGTACATCTGGGAGCAGCTGGATCTCGACGAGAAGCCTAGCTGGATCAAGGCAATGTTATTTGGATTGAGGAACGGCTGATGAGAAAAAAATGGGAAAACAACAAGCCAACTGTACAACTCTTAGGTCGCTGGCAACCTTGGCATGATGGACACTTTGCGCTGTTTGAGCGAGCAGTGGCCAAGACCGGACAGGTTGCCATCATGGTCAGAGACACAGGTGGCACAGACGAAAACAATCCGTTCTACTATGATGTGGTACGCGACAGAATCATCACTGAGCTGGGCAAGAAGGGTTACATGCACGGTGACGAGTACGTGGTCATGCTGATGCCCAACATAGTAAATATCACATATGGGCGTGATGTGGGTTACAAGATCGAGCAGGAAGTGTTTGACGAAGAAATCCATGCCATATCTGCCACCAAGATACGCGAAGAGATGAAACTCAAAGGAACAGACAATGAATAAGATTGTAACCATGGCAGCACTGCTGGCCCTTATGTTTATAGGCCCGGCACATGCTGACGAAGTGACTACATTGAAGAACAGTGCTGCTGATTTGAATCCTTACGTGGCACAGCGTGACGGCATCTTTCTGGGACTGCTGTTTGAAGCTGTGATGGGTGGTCCTCAAACCAAGTTAAAGACCAGCACAGAATCCTGGATGGATTCCAGCAACAACACCATAGTGCTCAACAAAGTGCCCTACGTCAGCGGCACGGTATATGCCAAGGACATTGACCCTGCTGGCAGCGTGTTTGCAGTGACCAAGGATGCGCACTATCGCTATTTCAAAGGCAACGGTCTCCCCAGCACTCCCATGGGCAAGTTCCCAGTTGAACAGGGCACGGCTGCATACAGCTATTATTCTGCTGCACCTGCTGGACACGATCCCAGGACTGGCATACCAGGATCGGATTACAGCAGCGCTGCTGCAATCGGTGTGAGCCCATACAATCTTGACGTGATGGTACCTCTGCATCCGCGATACCGCAAGATACCACATCCCATTGATTCACTGGTCACGGGAGTTGCACTCACTGGCACGGTATGGCATGTTGAGGTAGCCAATGCCAGCAGCACAGCTTGGTACAACCCACTGTCAATCCTACCATTAGATGACTGCTTTGGACATCCCTACAGCCAGCAGTATCACATACACAGCTATTCATGGAAGTGCTTCCCCAACCAGGGTACCACAGGACCGAGCCCGCTGGTTGGGTACGCTTTGGATGGATTTGGCATCTATGGCCCACGCGGTGAAGATGGCAAGATGATAACCAATGCACAGCTTGATGAATGTCATGGCATGATCAGCAAGGTCATGTGGGAAGGCAAGCTGACCAAGATCTATCATTACGTGCTGAACAACGAATATCCCTACAGCATTGGCTGCTTCAGAGGTGATGTAAATACCAGCCTAGCTCTGCTGCGAACTACCAAGCATTCGCATGGTATGCTCAAGAGCATGCACTAACAGACGTGAGCATACTGATAATGAAAAAGGACGGATTGCTCCGTCCTTTTTTTGTATCTAAGTGCCAGTTTGGATTACTTCTTAGCAGCAGTCTTCTTGGCTGTTGTCTTCTTGGCGGCTGCAGCTTTGGCATTCCTGTTGGTCACGTTGCGTATCGCAGTTTCCTGCTTAGCAGCCATCTGAGCCTTATGGTTAGGATTAAGTGTTGGGTCGATAGCATATGCCTGTGCGCGGCGTGCAGTAGCATCTGCTTCCAACATCTCTGCCATGCGTATCAGATCGCGTGCTTCCTGTGCCTTGCCGTCAGCAGTGGTGCCTTCCATGTTGCTCTGATGCACGTTGAACTTGCCCATCTCTGCGATGACCTGTGCGCGGGTTTGAGGATCTAGATCCTCAAGCTCAATAGGAGTCTCAGAGTCAACCTGTGTCATTGCTTCGAGAATCTGGCGCAGCGGGAATTTCATGCCACGCTTTGGAGTCATGTGTACCAAATCAACTGGCACCTTCATCAATCGCTGGCTAGCATGCAGCTTCTGCAACATGGTCATGCTTGAGCCATCTGGAGCAGGACGACGACCTAATATGTCAGCAAGGTCCTTGCTTTGCTGTCCTTCAACGCTCTCTACTATGCGTCGCAGTGCTTCGTTATACTGATCTGGCAATGCGTCTGTGTCAATAACCAACGCATTATCTTCGTCGCCCGGTAGGCTCATAAAGACTACTACAACAGCTTTACCAGTGTTCTCAAGCTGTCCGATGTGTTTCAACATTTCAGCCATTGTTGGCCTCTGATGCTGGTTGTTCTGCCGCTGACTGCTGGGCAGCAGCTGCATCAACAAACTTCTTAAACTTGTTGTAAAGCTGACCGACCGGCTCTAGTTCTGGACCACGAAATGCTCCGCGGCTGCTGGCTAGGTCCATGACCACTAGCACATTTTGTAGATCTGCTAGAGTAATTGTAGAATCTTGTGGCTGAGATGCCTCTGTTGCCTGATCATTCATCATCTGTCTCCTTGATATAAGGTATCACAGTATTATGTCGTGAACCTTTTCTGATATCAAATAATTATGATGAAAATCACACTAGGCTATTATATAAGTGGAATCCCACTCCTGATAATGCAGTAAAGCTGGTCAGGAATGCAGTGGTGCTTACAGCTAGATCATTATGTATGGTTTCGCAGAACATGCCAACGGCACCCGCTAACAAGAAAATACCAAAGGATATTATCGGTATGCACAGAGTCTTGAACTTCACGGTAGGCCACTCTCTTCTGCAATTGGATAAGCAAGTCTATTTATAAATTAAACTATTATTGTGCAATTCTCTCCTGCAGAGATCTAATGGCTTCGGCTACGATCTTTTTGTCTTCTGGATTCATTTCTCGAAAGGATTTTGGCATCTTTGGCGTACCTAACATGGTTAATACCTGACCAATCCTAGCCCAATCGCAGCTCTGGCGATCGTCTTTGATATCGCCGCTGCGGCTCATCATTTCGCGTCCTAGTTGCTGTGCGTTCATGTGTGTCTCCTAATCACTGTGACTGAGATGGAAATGTATAGCGTCTTCCTGATTATTAAATGCGATCTCAAGCCTTACTGAACTGGTTTTCCACTGCATCTGGTATGCCAAGTCCTGTATGTGTGCCTTGGGATAGTTCAGCTGCAGGTGTTGCTCCAGCATGCTTACAGCAAAGCTGTCTTGCGGCATGTCCACGATGACATTGCTGCCCTTGAGCTCGGTGTGCTGTATCAATCCTTGCCTATGAACTTCCGAGCCCATGTGTCGGCCCAATCCTCCAAATGCTCTTCAAGATATGCAACACCCTGTGCGCTGTGTAGGCTCGCAGTCTTTTCGATGCTGTTGATGACCACGGTCGGTAGCTGTCCTTCGATCATGTCCAACACCTTCTGGCGTTCACCGGGATTCATCTCTCGGCTCCACATGGCCAATCGCTCTGCTACCATAGCACACAGCTGGGCAGATAATTGTGCTAGCTGTGGACGAAATTCTCCGGGTGTGCCTTCCATTATTGCCTCGCCTTCTTGATGACCTGTCTGTGCTTAGTTTAGCTATCTGTAGTCAAATAGCCAACTTAATCATGCTCAGGCTGCTTGCCCAATCTCAGCCACACCTGTGTCGTGATCATAGTAGGCATACTGACCGAACGGTGGCTTCACGCGAGTCTTGTGACCCTCAGTGATGATCCACAGCGTGTCGCAGTAGCTGTCTGGACCCCAAGTACCGAACGGATAACCGTCTGTGAAGATTACTGCCTTCTTGGGTTCAATCTGCTCTTCCATCCAGTAGTTCCAGAATGCCATGAACTCTGTGCCACCGCCGCCCTTGCACTCATAGATCAGCAAGTCATCTGCGCTGTCCTTGGTGAACTTTTGGAAGTTGTAGACCTGCGTGTCAAAGCAGAGGATGCTGATGGTGAAGTCGTTGTACATCTGCATGATGCCATAGACCTCGCTGAGGAAGTCCTTGGCCATGGTGTCGCTGATGGAACCACTCATGTCAATGGCGATAGCAATGTCAATGGTATCGTCCTTGTCCAGCGTGGGAAGGAAGATACCGCCATACATGTGCTTGCGGTTAGGACGCATCCATGTGAAGTCATCGGTGATGCAGCTCTGGATGTTCTGCTGTAACAGATCGCGCCAGTTGATCTTGGGCTCGATGAGGTCGTCGACCAAACGCTGCAAGCTAGCTGGCATCTTGCCTGCACTAGCCTGTGCTGCCTGCAGCACCTTGTTCTTCATCTCTTCGCGTATCTTGTCCAGCTCTTCCTTGCTGACCTTGATTGGATTGCCATCCTTGTCCACGGCCTGGCGACCCTTGCCGTCCTTGCCATTGCTGTCGCCGCCCATCTCCAGATGCACGTCCATGGTCAGCTGCTTCTTGACCTTGCGCTTCTGCAGATCGTCGTACACTGCCTCAGAGGTCCAGCCCAGATACTTCTCATCATACAGGCCCACACGCTGGTTGGTCTCGCCCTTCTCGTCCACATCTGTGACCTTCTTTGTGGGCATCTTGCCAATCTTGTCTGTGGTGAGCATGCCATTGATGATGTAGTCATTGGCCATGTTCCACCAGCTGGGGTCACGGTGTGTGCGGCGACCAAAGTGGTCCAGCGCCACATGCAGCACCTCATGGCACAGCACGAACTTGACTTCGTCTACGTCCAGGTCCTTGAAGAAGTCACGATTGTAATAGATGTTGCGCCCGTCCACGGCTGCGGTGGTGCACCAACCTGCGTCGGTGGCGTCTACCAAGGGCAGCTGCATGGTCAGCGTGCCAAAGAATGGTGCTTTGAACAGCAGTTCTAAGCGTGCTTGGCTGATCTTCTTGGCAATGGGATCTCGTTGAATTGACATGTGTGTACCTCCGATAAACCATAATAGCACGTATTGCCAGGGCGTCAACCACTTAGCTGACGCCCTGTGTTATTTAGATAGAGGGGATCAAATCAGAATACCTTTTACAGAATTCCACCCACGTCTTCAGCTTTGGTGCCTTGATAGGCAGCTTGTAGGTACCCAGGATGGTCTTGGCACCCATCACAGCCAACTCGTCCTCGAAGTTGTCCATGATGAAGCGGAAGAACACATCCACCTTGCTCTGGAACGCATCATCTGCCTTGGCATCTGTCTTGGCATTCTTGGCAGCATCGTTGAGCTCGTAGCACAGCGCAGTGGTCAGCGCATACATCACGTCGATCTGCTTGGTGTTGAGCTTGGTGACCTTGCCTTCTAAGATGTCCTTGGCGTTGGGTAGGTTAGCTGCCTGCTTGCGATAGGTCATGAACTTGATGCCTGGACCTTCGCCCACAGTGCCCTTGATGAGATCGCCCAAGACCTCGTCAGGCAAGCGCACGTCTACCATGTCGCCGTCCTTGTTGGGCTCCTGCAGCAGTTCTGATGCAAAGAACCACGAACGAGGCGTGGCAAACGCATAGCTGTCCGTGCTGGGCTGGAAGTTCATCAAGTCGTTGGGCTGGAAGCTGAGGTAACCAACCACGTCCTTGTGCACGCGGTTCAGCAGTGCCCATTCTTTCCAGTCATCGATGCTCACGTCAAGGGTAACGTGTGAGAAGCGGTTGGCCAGCGGCATGGGCATGTTGTATGCCACGCCCTTGTCTTTCACACGGTTACCTGCAGCAACGATCACCACGTCTGCTGGCAGTTCATAGGTACCAATCTTGCGATTGAGGATAACCTGGTAGGTAGCTGCCTGCACGCTGGGAGGTGCTGCGCTCATCTCGTCAAAGAACACCAATGCACGGCTGTTGGGATCTGTGGGCAAATCGCTGGGATTGGACCACTTGAACACCTTCTCAGTGAGTGGCACATTCTGTTCATCACGCACCAAGTTGCCCTGTGCGTCATAGACCTTGACCTCTGCGAGGTAAGGGATACCACGAACGTCTGTGGGTTCCATCAGAGGCAGTCGGATGTCAATCAGTGGACGATTCTGCTCGCGTGCTACCTCAGCAACGATGTCAGACTTGCCAATGCCTGGGGGACCCCAAACGAACACAGGGCGCTTGCGGTTGATGCTGTGGGTCAGCGCCATCTTCAAGCGCGACGGGGAAATGCCAGTGTTCTCAAGAACACGATTCTTAGTTGCTGTAGCCATATGCTTGCTCCGTTGTTTGATGTGCTACAATAGCACGATTCGAGGATGTGTCAATAGGAAAAATCACGCGCTCCAGTAGCTTTCGCTAGCAGGACTGCAGTGATATGGGCGGTCGTACCGCTCTTGGAACTCTTGTCCAGTGAGCAGATTCCTGCGAGTAACCAAGGTCTCGCGGATCTCAAACCGATAGCCCTGTGTGGTAGGATATAACGAATTCAGTTCACGAACCTCGCGCTGCATGGCATCCATATCTGGGCGATCGTATTCGTACTTGCCGCAGAGTCGCTCACCTGCTTTGGAGCGTCGGTCCGTTTTGTAGATTTCCATGGTGTACAGCATAGGTATACTCCCTGTTGTTTACACACAATAGCATGAATCTATAGGCTGTCAACCGGTATTTTTGCCTTGTTTTTCAAGTAGCTAAGCGTCATGCTGACAGCAAAAATAGGCACGAAAGCACGTTTTCCTGCGGCCATTGCCCAGCATTCTCTGGTGTATCTGTCCGCAGTTTCTGCTAGTATCTCATCCAATTTAGCAGCCCAATATTCGCGGACTGCGCAGCCTGTAGCAATGTCATCTGCTGTTATCTCGCTGAGATCGCGTTGCGATATAACGCGCCCCAGCACATCGCCATAGCGCTCATCGGATTGAGCAACATCTATGGTAGTCCTATACAGATGAGCTGCCCAACCCCAGTCGCGATCACTGCTCAACTGGAACCTCATGATCCATCCATTGTGCGCAGAATGCTTCTGTGTAGATTGGTTTCTCAGCTGGGCCAAATCCAAACCGTGTGTTGAAGCTGGTTTTGAACGCTGCCCACAGATCTAGATTGACCTCGTAGCAGGGTTCATCACTGGGCAGTTCAGGGCTGTGTGCGTGTTTCCATTTCATACCCACATACTAGCACAAGAATGTAAGTTGTCAAGCGTTTTTGAATTCCACGAATGCTCTGGCGCTACCGCCAACCATCTGCAGCTCAAAGTGTGTCTGGGCATCAAAGGTTATGATGGTCTTGCCTCGATAGGCCCAGGGTCCTCGCACTGCTTTATCCATGCCTATCAGCACCCGTCCTGTCATGATCTCGTTCGCATCACTGAGCGCTTTATAGTGATTGTAACAGTCCATAAACAGCTTGGTGCCTGTAGGTGTCAATCGCCATCCTTGGTTAACGAATATGGTCTTGCGAGTGGCTAAGATCTGTTCTTCGGTTACAGGACCTTGCTCATCCAAGAGATTGGCAACTATGGCGCTGGCCATGCCCTGTTCTTGTATCCATTTGAGAGGACCATAGGGTCCGTGATCCCAGAGATCTTGATGAGGCCAATCTGATTTTGTCACACCATATTTAATGGTGGTTAGAAGCGACCGCCGTCTTGCTTGATCTCTGCGCTCAGAATCTGAGCTTGTAGATCTATAATCTTGGCAGACAGCTCAGTTTCGCGAGCCAGCATGACAGCAATGCTGGCTGCTAGGATATCAGCATCCTGCATGGTGAGACGTATCTCACGGCTGTTGGCTAACTTGGCTGTCCTGTGTTTTTCTAGGAAGCTGCGAACTTGATTAGCTTCGTCGCTCATATCTTGCTTACCCTCTTCTTCTGGGCCATGGCATTCTGCATCTCCAGCTTGGTGCGGAACGGGCCTATGAACTGGTTTTCGTCCAGCGTTTGCGTGCGCGGGCAATAGCTGCCTGTCCAGCCGTGTTCAAAGTCTAAGGCATAGTATCCGGCTGCGAATCTGGCCTTGCCTTTGCTGGTCTTGCTGTAGGTTACTATGTCGCCTTCTTCCACATCAAACACGGCCTTGTGCTTGATTGGATAGCCATTTATCTGTCCGATCTCGTCTTCCTTGTCATCCTCAGATTCGCGTGGTTCAATACTGAGGTCTCCGCCTAGATAGCTAGTTAATTCGGCGGCGTCACTAAACACCTTGCGATCAAAAGGCCCTATGACCTTGAATCCTTCTGTGGTTATCGTGACCAATCCGGTATAGCTGCCATCCTTGTCGAGGATATAGCTGGTCTCGGTCAGTTCCTTGAGCTTGTAGGTGCTCATGCTGTCTCCATCTTTAGCTGTCCCTCATATAATGCGCTCAGCGTGGGACTAAAGTCATTGACATTCTTTTCAATGCGTACCAATCCGTTGATGTTACAGAACCGCATCAGTGCCAGCCCAACCTGCTTCTTGGCTGCTTGGTTAACTTCTTCGATGATGGTTCTATCAAACTTGTCTATGAGGTCTGGCGGCTGCTGCGTGAGGTCGATCAACATGCGATTTCTCTCGTAATCGTCCCGCACTCTGTGTTCTATGTTCTCGTGATCTAACCACTTGCTAAGCATGAGATTATTCCACGCATATCCACGGTTATGACGATCTTCGAATGCAGCTTCTAGCTTGGTCTTGCGCACGCCAGGAAACGCGCTCATCACGTTGTCGCTGTCGTCGCCGCGTATGCATTTTTCAAACAGTATCCATTCTGGATTTGGAATCGGCAGCTGTTTGCCCTGCTTGTTTATGGCTAGATTGCCATCCTTGTCATAGATGCCTTTGTTGGTATACAGCAAGCTGGCTATACCATTGTAGAGTATGACATTTTCAGCTATGAGCTGTTGGAAATCGCTGTCGCTTGATATGATCACATGCTTGTCATCTGGATGCAGTTGGATCCAGCGTGCGATCATGTCATCTGCTTCCGCATTTGGATGGCGCAGCACTGTGCAATTGGTCTTGGTCTTTACGAAGTCTACAAAACCGTCCATGCTTTCAAAGAACACGGCATCCTCTTCGACTTCGCGCTCGCTGCGCTGAGCTGCTGCTACCTTGCGATTGGCCTTGTATGGTGTGTAAACATCCTTGCGCCAGCTGCGACCTTCCAAGCAAAACACCGTATGGCTTCCACCAAAATCCGTCCATACCTTCTTGATGCTGTTGAATATTATGTGCAGAGCCATGCCCAGCTGTAGCTCAGTATTGGGCGCCTTGATACCATGGCGCACTCTCATGAATAGGTTCTGTGTGTCTATGATCAGATAAGTTGCCATGCTCGCCTCCATTTTGAGTATAGCACAGCTGCTATCGCTGTCAACTGCTAAGATTTACGCCAGTACCAACCGTCGTTGGCTACCATGCGCAGCTGCTTGCTGGGAATACCATTGGCTTTGGTCCAGCTGGTTACAGCAAAATTCACGGAAAACAAGTTGGCATCGTGCCCCGCTACTATGCCACCTGGGCGTATCTTGGGCACATAGCTGTCTAGATCAGCAAGTACCTGTTTCATGCTGTGTCCACCGTCTATGAAAACGAAATCATAGGCTTCATCTTCGAGATGTTGTGCTGCAGTTTGGCTGTCTTCGCGTATGAGATTAAACCTATCGCCCATCAGAGGCATGTTAGCCTGCAGTATCATGAAGCTGGCTTCCTGCTCGTTCTTGCTTACAGGACGGTCCCAGTCTACATAGGGGGCATAATGGTCGATACCGGTTATCACTGCTATGTTTGAGCATTCAGCGAGCATGAAATAGCTGTTTATGCCCAATCCCACACCTATCTCTAGTCCTATAGCAGGATAGGGCAGAGATCGCAGTTCATCTAACAGACCTCGGCTAGCCTGCTGTTTATAGATCACAGGCCATTCTGGGCTATCCAATAGTGTTGCGAGCGTTTGTGTCACATGATATTTATAGCTGATATCTGTGGTTAGCTGTGTTCGGTTATCCCATCATCGCGCCTAATTCTGCGCACATTGCTAACGAATTCTGGATCTGTTGGAGCCATCTCACTGAGTATGCTGTTGCACACATCGTTCAACCAACGATTTATAGCTTCTTCATCTGAAACATTATTGTAGCCATTTGACCTAAGCCATTCTACGAATGCTTGATTATAATCTAGTTCAAAGAAAGTCTTGCTGGGATCAACTGGATCCCAGCTGATCTTTGGCATAGCCATGAATGGTTCGTTCAATATATCTGCACGCTTGCGCTCGTGTTCTTGTGCGCTGATACGGTTATGCTTGAGATCCACGTCCAGCTTGGCCATTGCCAATGCCGTCTCATCACTGTTATCAATCTCTGCCAACCTTGTATCGTGATCATAGGCGCTGATCTTGCCGTATGCTAGATCAATATCCAACACGCTTCTGGTAAACGCCGTGCTTTCCAGTCCATGTTCGATGCGTGCCTTGGCAATGTCCAGGTCATAGCCAGTGAGGTAGTATTCTGCTTCTGCTAGTTCTCGGCTCTTGCCTTTGAGTCCCCAGGCAGCGGGTAACCAACCAAACGGTATCTTGCTCATGTTATCGTCCTATCACGTTGCTGAAGATCCAGCAGTGTATGCGAGCTGCCACGTTGTAACCGCGCTTGAGCGCTTCCTCTGTGACCCACATCTGCACGTCTTCTTGTTCTTCTCGAGTGGCACCCACTGGCATGATCCACACTGGCCAGTTCACGTCGACTGCACGGAATGCATCAACTGCACGCTCCAGCTCATCCCAGGTCAGAGGATTGCGATCTAACACAAACTTCAGCTGTCCCACATTGCTGATCAGTCGATAGTCTCGCACGATCTCTGTTTTGATAGCATCGTCCCACTTCTCGCCACTGGTGCCTAGCTTGGGACTCACGCTCCAGAAAAGTTCACCGGCATACATGCCCTGGTTGGTGAAGAAATCTGAGAAAGACTTGCGCACTGCTTGAGTACCGTTGGTCTCTATGGTGATGTGACGTGGGCTGTCATTCTGCATGCGCAGAGTGCTCATGATGTCCACGATACCAGTCTGGCTCATCATGGGCTCTCCGCCGGTGAATGCCAGATGCACATCCTGTCCGCTGCGAGGATGTGTGAATGATCCACCCTGCAATCTGCTGCGGAAGTCTGCGCAGATATCTTCAGCAGTGCTCTGGTGTGCTAGATGACCATACTTGGTGCTCCAGCTGTAGCTGCTGTCGCAGCCTGTCTTCCACACGGGTAACTGGTCCATGGATTGGATATTTGCTGCGATGGGATCATAGTCCAGATAATCCAACTGATATGTGCTGGGATCTCGGGGATTGGCCTGTCCAAAGCCACCACATGTTAGATTGCAGCCCCAGAATCTGATCCACACAGTTGGATGTCCGCCATAGCGACCTTCGCCCTGTATGGTCGGAGTTGGACCGTCATTACCACCGAATATCTCGCTGTAACGGTACTTCTTGGCAGTGCTCATGGTTGCTCCTTGCTCAGCTTGTAGATCATTATAGCTTGATCCAGCACTTCGCGCAAGGCTGGATTGTCCTGGGCTGCATGGACTATGTCATGCCACAGATAGATATGCTCATAGGGATCTGTGGGATTACCCTTGATGAGATTGCGATCCATATGACCAAATTCCCTGGCGTAAACTGTCTTGCCTTGGTCAGGACTCTCAAATATCAGTGGCATCAAGGACCCTGTGGACCTTCTGCTTCTACTTTGCGCACTGTGATGTGGCCAGTGGTTTCATCTATGTCCCAGTTGATGGTATCGCCTTCTGCCCAACCCAGTTGAGCCATGAGGTTATCTGGGAACTGCAGGAATAGGTCACCGTTTTCATCTTCTTGTACGTCGACTATCATGGTACGTTTGGTATCAGTCATTGTTAGTTTCCTTGCCTAGTGTTGCCGGTGAATGATCCAGATAGGGTTCACCGCCCCTGCGTTCATAGAAGTATGCATCCTCATCTGTGATAGTTACAGAGAGATCGCTGTGGAAGATGTCATAGTCTGTGTACGAACCGTCGTCATCGTAAACCCTGAACACCCAGACTTTATCGATTGGTAACAGGCATCCAGTTACACCATTTGCACTCTTTGGTTTCATCAGTCGTCGTCTTTGCTCAATGCTCGCCATACCTTGGCCTGTTCGCGCATGCTTTCGTATTCTTGTTCCATGTGCTGCAGCTTACCTAGCGTGACAGCCATGATCTCAGAGATGGCAGCATCAACTGCGTCATCATACGCGTCGCCTAGCTGGCGCATGGGTTCGTAATCATGTTCCAAGCTGCGATCGCGGTGCATGATGCCCATGAGCCGTTCCAAGCGTTCAAGGCGTGCGAACAGGCCATCGTCTGCGTTGGTGCTGCCACCTTGGAAGATATCACCATCGGCACTGATGCGCATGACCTCGCGCCCCTGCTGTTGCCAGCTGGTGCCGCCTGTGGTGTTGGTGGTGAGATAGGTACCTCCACCTCCACCTCCACCTGTGAGAGTGATGGCAGTGTTATTGCCATAGCCTGTGCCACTATGTGAGATGGTGTGTATGGTGCCAGTCCCAGTATAGGTGCCAATGCCAAACCCACCATTGGTGATCGCAGCAGTTGTGGGCAGTGTGACTGTAGTTGGCATCAGTACCTCAGGCTGTGCTGCATGATGATGCTGGTCAGTTCTGGACCCAGCTCGGCATCATCACGCACGATGTAGAGATCTCTGTCATGTTCGCCCTTGCGGTCGTCCCAGCTGCTGATTTCAATGACCTTGCCTCCGTGAGCAGAGTGTATGCGTATGGTAGCGGCTCTGCGGGTATCAAGATCATTTGAGACATTAGGTCCATTGGCTGAAGAGATCAGCCTGGGATTATCGTCGTAATTGTCCCAGGCTTTCTTGGCTTGCCGTTGGAACCATCTATCAAACCATTTCATTTGGTCACCTTTTTCTTGATAAAGTTTTCCCATGCAGCACCAGGCACTATGCTGGTCTCGTCTATCCAGATTTGGTCCACGCTAGTGCCTCTGAGTTGATTCCAACGCTTGAAGTTACTATCTTGTGTTGGATCCATTCGATGGACCTTGAGCATGTCCACTTCTTGCATGAGACTGTCTACCATGCGCTTCAGTTCTCGTACCTCTTCTCGGCTGTCTTCAAAGCTGTGCCACATGTGCTTGAAGGGCCCATCTGTGTCACCGTCTGGGTCGCGAGTCAGTGCCACCATCATCACCAGCGTGTTTAGTGCTTGCTTGACCTGCGGATCTTCACTGTTAAGTGCATGATCAAACACAGCTATCATGTTGCGGAAATCAGTTTCCGTGCTCATATCAGCTCCTCGTTCCACTCCCTGTGACCTTCGCGGAAGGCCATGTTGGCCTGCGTCTCACGCACTTCCACGCGATAGCACCACAGGCGTTCTGACTCGCCCGGGCCCCAGAGATCTGGGATGTACATGCCGTTCACGTACTTGTACAGCATGTCAGCCAGGCCTTCGCAACCGAGACGAGGCAGTATGGTCAGCTTGGCCAGTTTCTTGGATTGTAACAGCTTGAATGTGTCCAGCTCTGGATCATCTTCTGCTACCAACAGCGTGTGATCGAACTGATCTTCTAGGATCTTCTTCAGCTCTTTGAGACCACCGTAGTCAGCTGCCCAGTTGCGCACGTCCAGATCGTTGGTGCCGAAGTAGAACTTCATGCTAAACGCATAGCCGTGGATCATGTTGCAGTGGCTATTTGCTCGCCACTGGCGATAGGCACAAGGAAATGCATCCACATATTCTTTGGTGCTGGTGTACTTGTAGGTGATCGGTGTCATGGTCGTGCTCCTATGTTGTTATACCACAGGCTGCAGAATTTATAGAGCGGGAATGAAGCCAAGCGCCGCTTGTCATACTTAGTTTATCTCACCATTCAAAGAGTTCCAAATGAGGATTGGCTTCTTTATACAGTTTTGTATTGTCGGTCATTGACAATCTGACACTGTCAGGATAAGTGAACATGAACAAGATAGCATCATCTTTGTCTCGAAGACAGACGTCAAATGTGCCTCGATGACCGTCGGCATTTTTGAAACTGTAGTCGTAGTTGCTGCCAGATTGCCATCTTTCGCCTCTGGGTCCAAAAAGTTCAGTGCACTCATCTAGGAACTGATCTCTGAGATGATTTAGAACGAATGGATGCATGCGATATTGCCATAAATCAGACATGAAATATCCTTACTTTACCATTAACGAGGGGCAAATTCCTGTTGCAGCTTGATGTTGTCAAAGAATTCTTTCTTGGTGCTCTGATCCGCAAAGAATGCTCCGCGTAGCACGGTGGTCTGCGTCAAACTAGAATGTGCCATTAGGCCCCGATTTTCGCAGCAGCCATGGGAAGCTTGGATGTAAACTCCCACGTTCTCACTGTCTGTGGCCCGCATGATCTCCTTGGCAATGTCGTTGCACAGTTCTTCCTGCAGTGTGCCACGCCGAGCGCACCACTGTGCGATACGACTGTACTTGCTGAGACCGATCAGCTTCTGTGCTGCGATGATGCCGATGTAGGCCACGCCGCTCACTGGCTGGTGATGATGGCTGCACACGCTCTTGAGCTCGCTGCGCACAACCAACATGCCTTCGTAGCGTTCTGCGCTGTCATTGGGGAATGCTGTGGCCTTGGGCGGTGCTGTATAACGACCAACCATGAGTTCCTTCACGTACATCTTGGCCAATCGGCGACCAGTGTCGTGGCTGTTGGGATCGTTCTCACGATCGATGATCAAGCTGTCAAGCACAGCATCAAAGCGTGCGTTGAGCTCGTCAATCAGCTGATCAGTCTCGCCTGGTTCGATGTAGGCACTGATGTTGTCGTTGGCATTGAAGCTAGCACCTGCTGCCTTGATGCGCTGGCGTATTGTATCACTTACTGTCAACTGTTGTCTCCCGATGTTGTCGCAGTGGGTTGCGTGTGTTATTGTACTCTATTTAGGCGGTGTGTGCAACTATAGCTCTGCTGTGCCTGTCCATGCGTAGCTGTGATAATCACCGTGTCCATCCACAAACCCTCGCATGTCTGCCGTGACACCCGGATGATTGTTGATGGGCGGTATTGCTCCGTAACCCTGTTGATAACCGCCGTTTGGACCCATAGAAGTTATTGATCTCTGAGCTCCGATAGCACCAGTTGCACCTGTGGCTCCTGGCCAGCTGAGCTGACCCATGCTCAGGGTGCTGATGTCAGCTGTGGTCAAGGCTGAGATCTTGCCCATGCGGTTCATGATGTCATCTTGATGCATGCCAAAGCTTTCCTCCTCGTCACGCTGTTGCCATATGGTGCTGGTCATAGCATCATTTTCATCCATGCTGAGACCGGCCATGGTTGGATCAAACCCGGTGTCTATCATCTTGGTGATGACCTGCCTCATGTTGGCCAGCTCGCGGGTGATGCGAGTGCGTTCTTCCTGCAGTTCAGTGCGACGCTGCTCGTAGGCTTTGCGATTATCCTCGTACTCCTGCTCGCTGGCTTTGAGCCGGCCCATCATCTTGCGATAACGGCCAAAGTAGCTGTCCATGGCTTCTAGTCGCTGTGCATCGTTCATGCTTGTTCGTCCTTGGAATAGGCAGCCCAGGGCGTGAACACCTTGCGATCCATGAGATCATGTAGGCTGTGCACCCACACACCTGGATTGCTGGCCTTGAATCCCACATCATCAATCTTCACGCAGGTGTTGTAGTTGCCCAGTGCAGCATAGGGTATCTTCACAGAGATTTGCGGAATGAACTGATTGTGGCTGATAGCACTCATCTCGGCCACACCCAGCCAATGCTTGAGATCAAAGTCCAGCGTTACCCAGTAACCTCTGTCCAGCAGTGCCACACAGAGATCATCCCAGAGCTTCCAGGTATGGAAATCCTCATAGCCATCCACTTTGAAGCTTTGATTAGCACCAAGATAGATATGCTTGCATACCTTGAGCTGAGCCATCTGATCAATGTCATCAACGTCCTGGCGACCTACCACGAACAAGGTATGAGCTCCTCGCTGCGGTGTGTGCTCTACTTCATAACCTGTGAAGAAGATCACGTCGTTCTTCACGCCATCCACATAATCTCTTTGCATCACATGTCCTCTACTAACATTGAAACGTCGTTGTTGGCATCCATGCCTGTGATGCTCTGCAGCATCTTCTCATGCTTGTTGATCAGATCCATGGGACGCTCGCTGGTAAAGATGTCTTCTACCAAGTCTTTGAACTCCAACAGATCCTGCGTGAGGTATTCTTTGGCCTCGCTCATGGGCAGGTCCTGGCAACGATTGGCCGCTTGTATGGCGTTGATGTGCAGCTCTGTGTTGTGATTCATGGCTAGCAGATAGCTGAAACCATCCATGCTGCTGGGCCACTTGACCTGATACTTGTTGCTGAGCTCTGTGTAATCAACGTTGCCCAGATCAAACAATCCACCGTTGTCTTGGCTGTGCGTGAGATATTCTTTGTAGGCCTTGGTCCAACGGAACGGATCGTTGGCACGACCTTCTGGTGTGCTTGACCAATAGCCGCTGTCAATCTCTTTCTTGGTGAACGCGATCTGTTTGGGAGTCAAGTCGTCATAACCTCTCACGCAGATGTCACCTACGCTTACCTGATCGCCTATACGACTGCGCACAGGTGTGAGCTTCTTGGGCAGGTTATTGGCAATCCAATCGTTGAGCAGCTGTGGGTTGTTCTTCAGCTCTTTCTTGTCCACGATTGGGCCGCCCTTGAAGCTGACATTGTCTGCACTGAGTTCATGCCCATAGTACATCTGACCCTTGGCAGTCATCACAAACGGGCTAGCTGCGTCGAAGCTGATGGTCAGCTGTGGATCAACATGCTTGCGCAGCACACGCTGTAGCGATGTCAGAGCACAGCCTGCCTTGATCTTGCCATTGCCCAGATAGTGCAGCCATTCGCGGCCCTGCAGATAATTCTCATCCCTCATGATGATCAGTCGGCGCAGATTGATGGTGAAGTTTGATGCCTGCACGTTGGAGAACGCCCAGCTCTCAAAGGGCAGGTCCTTGGTGTGCTCCCACCACACGTCACCTTCTTCCATGTTGCGTCCCTGTAGGACGTTGAGGAACTTGGTGGCACCCTCCCTGCGATTCTTGATGAAGAAGTTGTGGTTGTCCAGGCTGCCGGTCAAGCAGTCATTGAAGCTCTTCAAGCTGGGATGCAGGCTGGCTCCTGTGACTGGATCCAATCCATACTTGACCAACGCATAGGTAGGCCAATCCAACACCATGCTGTAGTCTGCCGTGGCTTCAAGCCAGCGCAGCAGCTTCATGCGCACATCATCCTTGTCGTTCTGATGTTCTTCTGGTGTCTGCTTGGGTTTGGCATGCCATGGATACTTGAGCACGCCTGTGGCAGCTTGGAAGCCGCCGCTGTCGCCCAGCAATATGGTGTTGGCACGATCACGCTGCTGTACCATGCTTTCCTGTACCCAGCTTTCCTGTGGATCCAGTATGGCATGCCCTGCGGAGTAGAGGCTCACTGGATAGTAGAACAAGCTGTTGGCTGGATCAAGGAAGTTGAGATCCTTGAGGCCTTGCGGCAAGCCCTCGGGCATTGTGTCGCGCATGTTGTACTGCACCATGCTGACGATCTTGGCATAGATCATGCTGATGCTGGGAAGAAACAGAGCATAATCGCTCTGTGTAGCGGCCATGTTCCTGCACTTAGAGTTGAAGGCAAGGTGGTCAGTGTCGAAACTGAATCTCTGGAAATCTTTGTTCATATATGAGTATGGCCTATGGCGGTGATCTTGTCAAGCACGAACTAATTCAGTGATCAAGGGAGTTGCGGTGAAGAACTTGGCACCAACCTGTGCAGCTTCTGCGGTTGCATGGCTGGCTAGACTGTTGCGATTCATGAGGTAGCGTATGTGTGTGACCAGCTTGTCCTTGTTGGCCAGATAGCTGTCCCAGTTCTTGGTCCATTCGCTGGGATAGCATTCGCTCCACATCTCTGAGTAGCTGAGCCGATCTGGAACCATGGGATAGGTTCCGACCAGTGCTGCCTCATACATTGAAATACCCAGAGTCTCCTGTAGATTAGCACTGAACGCAATCTTGCTCTCTGACAGGTGCTGATGGTATTCGTCCTTGGTCAATTTCTGATCCTGTGCCACGAACCACTCGTATTCTGGCATGGCTTCGGCCAAGTCCTTGAATATCTCCAGCTGCTTTTCTGGTGCCAAGCGATGCGGGAAGATGATCTTGTCACGCTTGACAGTGTTGTCGAACGGTGCCAACAATGGCTGCATGTATTCCATGGGCCAACCTGTGAGCTTGAGCCTGTTGATCTCTGAATCGGGACAGCCGACCATGAACTCTTCTGTTTCATCCTCGGCAAACAGTGTCTCCACGCCCAGCAGCTGTCTTAGGAACAAGTTGCTGTGGAAGCGTGTGGCAAACCAGTTGGTGTCATAGGTGTAGAACATGCTGCATTCAGCGTTGCGTACCCAGGGTTTGTCACCGACTAAACGCCCGAGGAAGTCTTGCGGATCATAGCTGCCAGCGTGCCAAAGACCATGTATTTCAATCTTTTTGCCAAGTAATTCAGCCATGTAGCGCAGCTGGATCACCGTGGGGTTCCACGCGTCTGTGTAGAGGAATTTGTCACCATCTTGGATCTTGTCTTCGCGGAACAGCTGTGCGATTATCATCAGCTGGCTGCTCTTGTAGATGTTGGTGGCACCAAAGTCCAGGAACGCACCCGGTGTTGGCGTAGCTGGTACGTCGTCGCCTTCTATGATAACGACATTGTCCACATCTGCACCATCCAGCAGGATGGGGATGTGATCATACCATTGGCGAGTGTATCGAGTATCAATCGGCTCTATGGGTACGACGTAGACTGTCATGCTGGCTCCAATGTTACGTTCAGCTGTTCTAGCACCTGCAGGTAATGCTGCTCACCTTCTGCGACCCGTTCCTGCCAGGTCTTGCTGCTCTCAGCATCTGCATTATCAGTGATATATTTCCAGATCTCAATATCGATGCCTGCGGTCTTGGCAGCCCTTGCTATGCTGTAGGCTTCCATCTCCACGATATCGCAGGGCACGCGCAGCTTACTCGGTTCGGTAACAAATAGGTCACCGCTAGCACAGCTAAGTCCTTCTCCGCCTAGTTGTATCCAGCTCAGAGGATCGTTGAAATGCTGCCCTGGTTCCAGTCCCAGAGGTTGTAGATTAACATCGTGCTGTACCACTTGGTTGATTCTGTGGATGCCAGGGCCGGCTGTGATAGAACCAGCAGTGCCCAGATTGATCACGCGATCGGCCTTGAACAACGTGATCAACCAAGTGGCATTGATAGCACTGCTGACCTTGCCCACACCAACCGTGCACACGTTCTTATACAGCTTGGATAGGTTTGGTGCTTCTTCTGGCAGTGCCAGCAGTATCAGATCTTTCATGCGGCATCCCATTTCAAGATAGCCCCATTCTCACCATCTTCGCTAACTTCAATCCAAACTTCGCGTCCGGGAAAGCGAGCAGCAATCTGTTCATACAGTGCTTCGCTGATCATCTCGCAGCTGCGATAGTTCAGTTCCAGAGTCTTCTCTGAGTATAGCTTCTGCAACCAACGCTGAAATTGTATGAACTCGATGTCGCGATCATTGTGCATGACTGAGATCCAAACTTGGAAGTGGAAGATGTGGCGATGTGGATAGCCCAAGAAGCTGACGTCATACTCGTCACCTGTGGCTAAAGCAGGATCTTCCAATGCTGCTGGATATTTGTGGATGCCTTCTTTCTGGAACTTAACCCAGATCATGCGTTTGCGTGGATCAGTCATAGTCATACTCCCTGTTATCCTATGATGATAACACAGGTCGCAGATTATTTCAAGCAGTAATTATAGCAGCGTCATATTACAGGTTATATGTCTATATATCTATGGTAGTTCTCACCACTTTGATTGCCATGTTTTGGTTAGTGGAAGGTGTAAACAGCAGTTCCACCAGGCCGGATGAGATGTCAGCTTCCCAGGCTCCCAGCTGTCCGTTGGTAACCAGGTCAGCATATTCTGTAAGATATACATCTGTGCCATCATGTATCAGCATGATCTGGCTGGCCTGATAGCTGCTGGTCACGGTGTTGGTGACCTGCAGGAGATAGTGTGCAGTGCGGAAGCTGGCAGCTGGCCATGCATCTACTACCTGCTGGAATGTGCTGGTGCTGGTTAGGACGTTCCCGTCAACTACCCAGGTGTTGCCGCTAACATATCCGTTGCTCTGTAGGATCTGTACGTTGGCAAAACCTCGGCTGTTGATCTGGTCAAAGCTACCAATGCTGGCATATCCTGCTGACAAGCTGTTAGTAACTGACAGATTGCCAAGCACAGCAATGTTGGCATTTAGGCTGCCCAGCACAGTGAGATTGCTGTTAAACGTGCTGTTTGAGCTCACTGTGATGTTATTTTGGAATACTGCAGCGCTGGTCACGTTTAGCATACCGCCAACGTCTAGACCCAGAGCGACCTGCACATTACCGTTGCTGAGTATGTTCAGCGCATGCTGTTGGCTAGACGGTATGTTGAAGTGTATCTCGCTGGCCGAAAGGTTGTAGGGTGCATAGCCAGTCTGCGTGCTATTGAGCACATCGTTGGCCACACCGTTGCCTGCCGTTTGGCTCACGCCTATGCCAAACTGGTCACCGCTGGCGCCAGCGTTGAACAGCGTGACATAGCTTGGACCAGCGATGTTAGCAGTGAATATGCTCTGCCCTGTGACGGTAGCGCCGGTGGCAACGTTCAGTGATCCGCCTATCCAAGCGTCTTGGCCAATGCCAACTCCGCCATTGGTTACCAAGCTGCCAGATGTTGTGCTGCTGCTGTTGATGTTGGTCTCGATACTGAGACCCTGTCCGTAGACAAATCTGGCTACTTCGTTGGCAGGATCGGCACCTCCCTGGCTGAACACGATGTCATTGTTGGCCAGAGTACCCAGTACTAGGTTACCGCCGCCTGTGACTGCATTTCCAGAAACATATAGGAACCCGTCATTAGCACCGTCGATGGTGCCTTGGTTGAATCCGCTGTTGTTGATGCCCAGATCAATGTATGTGTCATTGGCATTGCCGTTATCTGCCGTGACCACCAAATCACCGCTGGCTGCGGTGCCTGGGTGTATGTTTTGCAGGTTCAGCTGTGCATAATCGTTGATGTTAGCGCTCAGCTGTTCTATGGTGTTTGGCTGATAGTTGTATCCGGCTGGTATGCCAGCATACAGTGCACCAAAGCCATAGACATCACCAAAGAATGTTGCGCTATTACCTGTTATGATCTGTATGTTACCGCTGAGGCTGGTTATGTTACCAGAGATATTGAGATTGCCATTGATACCTACGCCGCCCTGCACTATCAACGCGCCGTCCAGAGGAGTTAGGCTTTGCACGTTGCTGCTGATGGTCAGACCTTGCCCGTGATTGAAGCTGGCTATCTGATTGGTAACGCTCTGACCATTGGTGCTAAACACGATGCTCTTGGCAGTCAGTGTGCTGAGAATGAGGTTACCACCTCCAGTCGTGGTGTTACCGTGCACCAAGAGATAACCGTCATTGGCATTGACTAGGCCTGTTTGTGTATAGCCGCTGCCTGCGATACCCAGATCTATGTAGGTGTCAGACGCGTTTCCGTTATCAGCCGTGGCTACTATGTCTGTTGTAGCAGCTGCGCCGTCGCTGTCGTTGTGCACATTGATCTGGGCTGCAGCATTCACGTTGCCTACGAACAGCGCCACGGTGTTTGGTTGGTAATTAGTCCAATTCTGCACACCTGCGTTTATGGCTCCGAATCCACCTAAACCGCCGATGAACGTGCCAGTCTTGCCACTGATTATGCTGGTGTTACTGCCCTGTAGATTGCCTCCAAGCCTGATGTTGTTGACGATGTTGGCACCGTCACTTACCAAGCTGAGGTTACCTGAATCCCAGAACAATGCGCTTGAATTGCCACTGAAGGTGTTGGCTGTACCAGCAAACTGTATGGTGTAGGGATAGCCATAGCTGGGTGTGTTTTTAGCAGCCGTAGCTTGGAAGCTGCCGTCTGCAAACAGCACACCTGATATTGTGCTGGTGTTACCGATGTGTATGTTGCCATAGACATCCAGAGGATATGCTACTGTAGCCGTGCCTATACCAACATTAACGTTTGCTATCAGCTGATTAGCTTGTACATAGGTTCCAACGGTTAGGCTGGTATCTACTGTAGCAACATTGAACCGCGTGATGTTGCTGACCACGAGGTTGCTGGTGTAGATGTTGGTATTAACGATGAGATTGCCCACAGTGGCAGTGTCTCTGACAACCAGATTACCGCCGCTGATGAAGTTATTGCTACTCAGCTGCCCTGCAATGACCGTACCACTGGTCTGTACGCTGGTATTTGCAAACAGCTGATTACCAACAATGGTACCCGGAGTCTGTATTACATTGTTACCATACAATATGTTGGCTTCAACAAAGCTTGTTGCTTGTATATAGGTGTTGCTGTAGATGCTTTCACCTGACACAGCACCTTGACTATGTACAGCTAAGTTAGCATACAGATAGTTTGCTAATACAGAATCAGCAGTCTGTATGTTACCGTTGCTGGTCAGCAGGCCAACTTGTGCTCCCAGTGCTGATTGTATGGTAGCATTGCTTATTATAATGTTGCCAATTATCACTCCACCTGACGTGATGGCACCGTTGCTTACTATGGATCCGGCAGACATGTTTCCATTGGCTTGTATGTCTACATTGGCAAAAACAAAATTTGCCACCACCGACTGGCCGGATGTTATGGTATTGCGAGCGGTAATGAAACCGTTCGATACAAATGACCTACCTGTCACCAAGCCTGTGGATTGGATACCTTCCCACGCGGAAACATAGCCTGCTTCGACGCCATGCGTAAATGTTCCGTCTACGCTGGTTACATTTGGCGTGTTCACTCTCACATTAGCCACCACATAGTTTGCAGTGAGCAAACCGCCGGCTGTGAGATTGGTTGTGGTGATATTGCTGTTGCTGATTATGCTGTCGCCTGTCAACAGATTGGAAGCTGTAACAAATGGACTGGTGACAGATAGGTTGCCAATGATCACATTTGCCTGTAACGTTCCGCTGACAATGACATTGCTAGCTACAACTGCGGTATTAGCCTGTAAGATGTTAGCTGATATCCTGTTGACTGCGCTCATGTCATTGGCGCTGACATTGATATTGCTGTTGAGGCTATTGACCTGCACAGCACCACCTGCGACCAAGCTAGTTGTCACGATGCTGCTGTTGCTGATTATGTTCTGCGCAGAGACCAACGTGGTTGCCTGCACATTGGTGGTAACTACTGCAAGGTTACCAACTAGTATGTTACCAGTGATGTTGTTCAGTGCAGTGATGCCAGCTGATGTCACGCTGGTGTTGGCAGCTATGAGATCACCACTGACACGGTTTGTCACGCTGATGTTGGTACCGCTTATCTCGTTGTTAGCATGTATGCTGCTTCCGGTTATGGTACCAACTGCGCTGATAGCAGCATTTGAATTCAATTGGTTAGCTAGTAGGTCCTGTCCAAACCTACCTTTACCGGTGGTGGCAATCTGGTCGCCAACGTTCAGCGCACCACCTATGCCTGCCCCACCAGCTACTACCAGAGCACCATTAGCAGAGTTGCTGCTGATGGTAACATTGCTGAGCGTAAGATCACCGAACTGTGCAGCACCGTACACGTAACCCGAAACGCTTTCAAAAGGATTGATTACATTGGTTACACCTGGCTGCACATTGTTTAGATATACGAACTTACCAGTGCTGTTCTGCAAGCCCATGAAGGCATGATTGTCATTCACTATGAAATAGTGCATCAACACGCCGCGATCATAGCCATCGTTGCTGGTCAAAGGCGGATTATTGGCACTATCAGAACCAACTTCAATGGTTGGACCCAGTACGGTTACGGTGTTGGTGTTGAATATAACACTGTTGCCCAGTACGGTTAAGTTACCGTTGATGCGAACATTGCCAGTAAACAGGTTCTGCTGGCCACCAACGTTGAGATTACCACCTATGCCCACACCGCCTGTGACAACCAGCGCACCAGATCCCGTGCTACCGCTAACAGTGCTATTTGTGAAACGTCCCCATCCGCTGACATTGAGATCTGCGGTGCTCATGGTAACATTGGCAATGACTGTGTTGCCGCTGATACCGTTGATGGCATTGATGCCCTGTGCGGTGACGCTGGTATTGCTGTTGACAGTTTGGAACAGCGCAGCACCTGCGCTCTGTATGGTTGTATTGCTGGTGATGGTCTGAACAACGGCATTGGTTATCACGTTCAGCGTGTTGGTGCTAGCTGATGTGTTGACCTGCAGGCTGTTGACCAGTGCTAGATCACTGGTCTTGAGAGTCACACCTTCTACGAATCCATTGCTGCGTATCAGTGCACCTGATATCAATCCACCTGCGCTGATAGTGGTGTTACTGACCATGGTCTGTGCAGTGACCTGCCCTGCAGCCTGTACTGCACCGTTGCTGATCAAGCTGCCGACAATGGCCCCACCTGCACCCACGTTCAGGCTGGCAGTGCTGGTAGCAGTGTTAACGTTGAGGCTGTTGACCTGAGCCAAACCTGAGATGTTGAGATTAGCACCATAGATGTTGGTATTGCTGATCAATGAATTGGTAGTGGTCAGACCAGCAGTCTGCGTGAATCCGTTGCTATAGACGTTGCTGATCCTAGCAGTTCCAAAGATGTTGAGATTAGCACCGTAGATGTTGGTATTGCTGATCAGGCTGCTGACTATCGCTCCGCCCGCACCAACATTGAGACTTGCAGTGGTGGTAGCAGTGTTGACATTCAAGCTGTTGATCTGTGCCAGACCCGCTACATTGAGATTAGCACCGTAGATGTTGGCATTGCTGATCAACTGATTGACCGCCGCAATGCCAGTTGTGTTCAGGCTAGCGCTGGTGATGTTTGTGTTGCTGATTAGCTGATTAACAGTGGTCAGCCCAGTGCTGTTGATAGTAGCACCTGTGATGTTGGTGTTGCTGACCAAGCTGCTTACTTGCGCAACAGCTGCGATGTTGAGATTAGCACCATAGATGTTGGCATTGCTGATCAGCTGATTGACTGTGGCTATTCCGGCACTTTGTATGGTACTGTTGCTGGCTATGCTATTGGCCAGTATGAAGGTTCCGGCCTGCACAAACGTGTTGCTGGTCAGGCTCCTTACCACCAGATCTTGTGCAACTTCCAGATTGCCAAAGGTAACAGTTCCGTCAACATGCAGGTTGCCTCCCACAGTAAGATCAGAAACTATGTTTCCGTTGCCGCTTATGAACAGTAGATTACCAGAAAATATGTCAGCGGATATGTTACTGCTGGTGATCAGACCTGCTACATTGATATTGCTGGCATTCAGAGCTAGATTAACGGAATCCCAGGTGAGATTACTGCTATCTCCGCTGAATGTGTTGGCAGCACCGGCAAACTGTATGGTGCCGGGATTGCCATAGCTAGGTGTGTAGAATGCCGCAGTATCTTGATAAGTGCCATCGGGAAAAATTATACCGCTGGTTGACGTAGAAGTGTTGGATATACGGATGTTACCCCAGATATCTAATGGATAATATGCACTGCTGGTACCTATGCCTACGGCAGTGAAAGCCCCCTGATTGGCAATGATGTTGCCGGGCTGCCCATCTGCGTTAAGCATCTGTAGATTAGCACCGTCGCTGGCTATGCGAGGACCGCCCTTGCCAAAGGTGAGGTCGCCAGATACGCCGCTGAGCTTGAAGTCAAAAGTTGGATTATTTGGCAGCGTCATCCTGTTCCCGGCTTATAAATCTTGGCCAATATAGCTGCCATTATTTAGTTTGGCCAGGTTGCTGCGTTCAGCTGTAGTCCATGGTGACTCTGAAAGAGCCTTGTGTGCTGGTTCCTACGCCTATGAACGCCTTGATAGCAGTGGTGGCAAGCACGGGATAATCAACTGCGGTACTGTATAAACCCACGGTGGTAGTGTCGATCAGAGTGTTATCCATTAGCAAGCCTGTCTGATCGTAGGTTCCTATGTCGATGGTGCTAGCGGGATCGTTGAATGGCGTGTTTATCTGCACGCCTATGTACTGCACGGTCTTGGGAGGAGCCATGGTTCCTACCATCAACGGGTTGCTGCTGGCATAGGTACCAGCTGCGATGAAAGTGTACGTGAGCGTGGTGCTACCAGATGTGGTATTGCCCACATTGTGTCCATCTGTGCTCAGTCCGATTGGTTGCCAAACAGTGGGACCCAGCTGTGCTGCTAGATATGCTTGGTTATGTCCACTTCCATCGTCATAGACAAACACTATGGTACCAAGTGTTACCTGTAGTGCATCTCGGTCTGCTATGGTTTCCACGAAATATCCAACAGCAACACCTGTTGGTCCTGTTGGACCAGTGAGCTGGCTCACGCTGCCAATGCTCCACGCTATGATATCAACCAAATCGCCGGTCACGCACGGTGCATTCAGCCTTACCTGGTGACCATTGTTGGCTAGATATTCGCTGGGTGTGAGCTTGACACCGTTGACATAAACTTCTATGTATGGAGCTGTGTACTCGCACACGAACGTCTGTTGTTGATTAACCGCAGTGAAGTTGTATTCTTGGAAAGCGCCAACTGCTGCAGGTCCAGTTGGACCTGTCTCGCCGCCTTGACCAGTTGGACCTGTAGGACCGTCGATGCCCTGTGCTCCAGTTGGACCAACCTCACCTGTGGGGCCAGTAGCGCCAGTCAGTGCAGCAGTGCCCGGGGTGCCTGTTGGACCTGTGGGTCCGTCCATGCCAGATGGACCAGTTGGACCCGTGGCACCTGCTGCGGAACTGCTGCCTATTTGCTGCCAGTTGGCATTGCCTGTGGTAGGATTGAGGCAGATGTAAGCCACGTTTATGCCGCGATCGACCCACATGCTGCCAACACCATATCCCTGGGTCTCATCGTCATTGACCGTGGGAGGAGATATGCTATCATAGTTGTTGAGCGGAGCGACGGCGCCAACCTGTGACAGTTTAACTGCACTGCTCTCATCAATCTTGATGTAGACTGGTATAGCTAGTGTGTTTGGTTTGCTGGCAGTGAGACCACCTGGCGTACTAGTGCTCAGCCACAGGACATCACCTGGCAATCCTGGCAGCCCGCTGAGATCGTAAAGTATCTTGCCTCGAGGTTCCCAGCTGAAATAATCGTATCCGGGTATGCCTATCTGCCGCACAGTGCCTATCACATTGATAGTTGTCCTAGAATTGGCTTGTGCCGCTGCATAGGATCCATCGTTAAGCAGATAGATCACGTCCCCTACTGAGAACCCATTGTCGGGCTGATATACCGTGACCAGATTCTGCTTGAGATTGCGTGCTTCAAACTTGCTGATAACGTCTTGCAGGAAGCCTGGGTAGGGTTGTATGAAGCTGTTATACAGCGTGAGAGTATGGAATACTGGTATTCCATCCTCATCTATGGAGAAGATGAAACCCGGATTTCCAGAAGTGGCTACACCGTTAGGGCTGCTGAATTGCTCCCAGCGACCAGTATCTTCTATGATGCACTCTATGCTGTCCGCAGTCGCTGAGATTATCTCTACTATCTGTGTGCAGCGTCCTGTGGCAGCTTCGCCATACCACATGCCAACCTGTATGTCCAGTGCATCGTAGATATACAGCTGAGGTGTGCTGAAACTGCTGTGATTCTGCTGTGTTACAGCAGCAGTCATGGTCCAACGATAGGGCTGGGGGGCTGGACCGCCCTGCCACCATTGATCTTCGCCGTATACAGGACCTTCGTCAACCGGCCAGTACGCCAGTGGTGTTATGGTGATGTTGTCTACGTAGAGAGTGAGTATTGGGAGGATAGATGCCACGGCTATGCCTCCATCATCCGGTGAATATCATGCTGACCCAGAGGTATCCATTGCCGCTGGCTGGTACACCTGTGTTACCAGGTGTTAGCGCAAATAAACTGGTACTGTTTATTGTTATGCTCAATGCAGAATATGATCCACTGGTGGCTGCTGACGGTACGGTCTGCCTATAAGCACCTGCTGGCTGTACCAGAGGTCCGCCTTGGCAGCTAACCATGCTTGGATATTGGTTCATGTTGTGATCTATGGTGATCTGAGTATCGCTCAATCTGGTGATCTGAGATTCTGAAATGTTAAAGAGATTGTCAACAAATCCTGTAGGCAAGATCACGCCGCTGCTGAACAGCAATCTAAAGCTGACCAGACTGGTGGCAGTGGGCCCAACAGCTCCTGTAGGGCCACTTGGACCTGTGACTCCTGTGCTACCTGTTGTACCAGGCACAGTGCTGACTGGACCAGTTGGACCAGTTATGGTTGAAGATGGCCCAGTTGGACCTATCGGCCCGCCGCTTGGACCAGTTGGACCTGTCACGGTTGATAGGCTAGCTATCTCCCAGGCCACGATGCTTACAGGGTCGCCACCCAGTGCAGAGTTGGTCAATACCACAGTCTCGCCGTCTGCGGCGATGTAATCATTGACCGGTACTAGCAGCAGTCCGTTGTAGTAGACGTCTACGAATCCAGGTACATATGATGCTGTAAACACAGTTTGACCCGGAGTAGCATACTGATCATAGCGCTGGAATGCTCCACTAGCAGCTGGACCAGTTGGTCCTATGCTGCCGGTAGGTCCAGTACCAAGAGGGCCTGTTGGTCCCGGAGGTCCTGGAGGTCCTTCTGCGCCGCCTGTGTTGGTAGCTTGTGGACTGTTGCCGCCGCCTGCTATGGCGCCATAGTTTAGCAGTATTTGGCTTACGTAGCCTACGAAATAGGGGTCAATCGGTGGTGGAACCAGATATTTGCGGTCAACTACTGCGCGTATCCATATGTAATTACCGCTGAAGCTGTAGGCATAGATACCAGTGTCACCGTTAGATGAATTTGGCGACCCATTGAGCGGCCATTGATTCAGTGCTGGATTATAACCAGTTGGAAAAGCAGGATCCAGTGGGAACTGCACATAGGGAGTTCCATTACCTATCGGTATGTTGAACCAATCAGTTTCTTTGGGATCATTGGCCAGGCTGCCCTGAATGTAGATCCTTCCGGTGAAATTGTCCAGATTGATGCTGACGGTATGGTTGTTACCTACCGTGTTATTGTAACCGGCCCCCTGCTGCTTGGGTCCGACGACGTTGATTTGATCTACCGTGGTGGATAATAGTGTAACGCTGATCATGATGCCGCCTAAATGCTGGATTATTTAGCGGCAGTAAGTTAACCTAGTTCTGCCAGTTCAACTACCACTGATCCATCATTTAGTACTTCTTCTATCAGGGCAGGTGCTGTAGCTGTTAATAGGTCTCGTGCTTCCTCTGTTAGCACTGTAGTGTCTGCGCTGTTGTCTTTGACCATCTTGGTCAGCTTGATCACTACCAATTCTTCTATAAGCTTGGCCATGTTCTTTCTCCTAATTGGCGTAAGATACTTATGATCGTATCAGGCCATAGGCCTAATCTTAGGTTTACGGCCTCGTTTTCTTCCTATTGATCGCTTTGATCCATCTGAATTTATGTTGTAAACCTCGGCATATCTGTCCAGGCTCATGCCATCTATTGCTGTGATGTCATTGATGCCTACCTGCACGTAATAGCGCTCCAGTAGATCGCTGAGCGATAGTCTATAACCGTCGCTGTGCGAGGTTATGCTCTTGAGCAGATAGTCTTCCTGAGTGTGTACGGCCACACCGTAGCGGTTGATCTGTGTGGTTCTCGCAGTCACCACAGCTTCTGTGGTCAATATGCCGTTGTCTATCAATGTGGTGATCAGCGGCATCATACTGTCACCTCTGCTAGATCATGTGCAGATAACGGTGATTCGTCTGACGGTTGCTCTGGGTTGCTGAGATATTCAAATTCCAGCTTGCTGTCCTTGGCTGTGATCATCACAGCACCGCCATTGCGCAATTTGCCGAACAGTATCTCTCTGCTCAGAGGCTTCTTGATGTTGTCAGCAATGACCCGAGCCAAGGGTCGTGCACCCATGTTCTTATCAAAGCCCTTGTCTATGAGCCATTTCTTGGCTGCGGGATCGCAGATGATGTTAACACCTTTGCTCTTGCTGAGATTGTTGAGTTCCAAGATGAACTTGTCAACGATGAGATCCATCTGTTCCTTGCCAAGCTTGTTGAACTTGATCACTGCATCTAGCCTGTTGCGGAATTCCGGAGTAAAGAACCTATTGATGGCCTGAGTATCTTCGTCCCTGTTATCGCTCTTGGTGAAACCTATCAGTTCTTTTTCCATCTCAGCTGCGCCGAGATTGCTGGTGAATATCACGATAGCATTGCGTGCGCTAGCGCTCTTGCCCTGGCTGCTAGTGACCATGCCGTGATCCATCATGGCCAGGAAAATGTTATAGACATCCGGGTGTGCCTTTTCGATCTCGTCAAACAACAGCACACAGTGCGGATGAGTCTCCAGCTCGTTGATCAGCATGCCGCCGCCTGCACCACCATCACCGTAACCAACGTAGCCCGGAGGTGATCCGATGAACTTGCTCACTGTGTGACGTTCCTGGAACTCGCTCATGTCAAAGCGTGTGAAGTGCACACCCAGGCTCTTGGCCAACTGCTTGGCAACTTCTGTCTTGCCAACACCGCTGGGACCTGAGAACAGGAAGCTGCCCACGGTCTTGTCGCTTTCGCGCAGCCCGCTCCTGCTCATGTATATGGCGTTGACCACACCGTCGATGGCATCAGTCTGTCCAAATATCCTTGACCTCAGATCTGTGTCTAACAGCTCTAGCTTATCGGCTTCCTTGCTCTTCACAGTGGTCACTGGCACCTTGGCAACCCTGCTGACTTCAGCTTCGACCATCTCCTTGGTGATCACCGTGGCACGTTCAGATTCTGGTTTGATGCGTTGCCATGCTGCAGCACTGTCTATGATATCAATGGCTTTATCTGGCAAGCATTTGTCATGTATGTGTCGCGATGTCAGATCAACAGCCGCATCCAATGCTGCTGTTTCAAACTGCATTCCATAATATTCTTCGTAGTGCTTGGCAATGCCCTGCAGTATGCGCTTGCTGTCTTCTATGCTGGGTTCAAAGATGTCCAGCTTTTGGAAACGCCTTACTAGGGCACGATCCTTTTCAAAGTGCTTGCGATATTCATCGTTAGTGGTACTGCCAATGCAGCAGATCTCACCACGGCTCAGAGCAGGTTTCAGCATGTTAGCTGCATCTAAGCTACCGCCGGCGCCACCGCTGCCTGCACCCATGATCATGTGTATCTCGTCAATGAACATGATAGCGGAAGGTACCGCAGAAAATGCTGAGATTATCTGCTTCATCCTCTCTTCAAAATCACCTCTGAATTTGGTGCCGGCTACCAGAGTAGCAACGTCCAAATTCCAGATCACTTTGTCTAGCAGTATGTCAGGTACGTCGCCTTCCGTGATGCGGCGAGCCAGACCTTCAACTATCACTGTCTTGCCCACGCCCGGATCGCCTGTCATGATCACGTTGTGCTTGTTGCGCCTTGCTATGATCTGTGTGATCTGCTCAACTTCTTTTTCTCGACCTATCAGAGGATCTATCTTGCCATCCTGTGCCTTGTCGTTGAGATTGATGCAGTACTGTTGCAGCACCTCTAGAGCCTGAGACTCGTCCATGCCGTTGGTAGTATCACTGTCGCCCTTGCTTAGGTACTCCAGTATCTTTTCTTTTGGTGGGGCATATTGCTCGATGAACCAGCTGGCTGGGCTATCTGGTATGTGATACAGCGCTAGGAATATGTCAGCTGGGCCAAGTTCCCTCCTACCGCTGAACATGCTCTGGGTCTTGGCTTTCTTGATCACGTTGCTGAGCAGAGTGGTGTGGCGCGGTTGGAAGCTGCCCTGTTTCACTATCACATGGTTGCTGTCAGTGTTTAGCCAATCGCTGGTATGAGAGATGAGGCTTTCCAGATCACCACCTGCTTTGGTGATCATCTTCTGTATGCCTTCCATCTCCAGCAGCCCAGCCAGTAGATGCTCCAGGGTAACCAACTCGTGATTGAGATTGGCAGCCAATTGATATGAGCGCTGCATCGATTGCTCTATGGACCCCATGGTCATGCTGCCACTCCTCGCTGCTGTTTCCTCTTGATCTTTTCCAGTTTTTTCTTGGCCATCATCAGCTTGACTGGACCAACCCTGTCATCGATCATGATGCCCTGCAAGTGATCAAACTCGTGCAGGAAGATCCTGCTCCATCCTTCGCCCATATCAGTTACCTGCTGATTGCCGTCAGCATCTCTGAACATGACCTTGATGTTCTTGCTGCGTCGTATGTTGAAACTTAGTCCCGGCAAGCTGAGACAACCCTCTATCTGCGTATCCTGTTCATCGCCGGCACTCAACACCACTGGATTG